ATGGTCAAAGACCCGAACGTCACCCTTGGAATATTCCGGCTGAAGCGTATCGAGGTGTTCTGCCCGACGTGCAGCCGACGAGGCTTCTACGACCGAGACAGGGCGATCGAGCGGCATGGCGCCGATTGTACCATGTTCAACTTCTTCCAGGCTGTGGCGAATTGTTCGAATCCGCGATGCTTGGTGGGTTGCCCGGACCTCCTATACATGTTCATGGACGTGCGTGAGGTAAAGCAGAAATGGGAATACTGATGGGCCTAGACGACAAGACCAAGCCAGCCGACAGCGTCCATGTGAATCACTACTGCTGCATTGAGGGATGCGGGAAGTGGGGAGGATTGGGGTTTGCCTCATCCAAAGCGGTGGATACGCAATGGTGGTGCTCGGAGCACTATCCTCACGGGGATGCGATGAAGGATCGAGACAGCACTTTCGCCGGGAGAGGATGACAAATGGATGCCAAATCGGTGCTATCACATTATGCGGATGAGCTTCGCCGGATCTACGGTCTAAACTGTGAGGTAGATGCGGCATTTGGAAAATGGGTGGATTTTCTGAAAACCTGCGACCTTGAAAAGCATATGATCTTTAGCGTCGGAGGAGACCCCAACGACAAAGACACTACATTTCAATACTGGGGCATCATGGGTGATCTGGCTGCGAAGGCGGCGCGCGATGGAGAAAATTCCAAACGACTACGCAGGATGGCTGTAGCGTTTGCATATTCATTGTGGGAAGCAGAGACCCGCGCTAGCCTGGCAGCGTTATGCGGTCTATCCACAGAAGAAATAACGCATCCGGCCTTTGGCGACCTGCGCAAACTCCGACATGCTGTCATTCATGTTAATGGCCGGCTCGACAAGGACTTGGAAGTGATGACCTTCTTGCAGAAGGGCGATATTGTGGATCTAACGAACCTCCAATTCCACCAACTCTTCAAGGCGCTAGTGATGAGCCTGAACGAAATTGGCGAGACATACTTTGATCTCCAACCGCGCTTCGAATTAGATAAGAAATTCCAAGCAACACAAAGTCCTGAATAAGCCGCGTCACACACGCGTTGACGCTGGCGACCTCTGCCCGCGCTTGTTCTTCGCCGGCCGCTTTTCGGGGCGCTGCTCGATGTACTCTTCCTTGACCATCAGCATTTCAGCCGCCTTGGCTGCCGCGACAAAAGCCGCCCTAGCCTGCTCAGGATCTCTGAGCCCTTCCATGGCTTCAAGGCACATCGTCTGTGCGACGATCCATTCCTTGCCGCGATGATCCTCCGGCCAGCGGTACAGAAGGCTATAGGCCAGGTCTTCAAGGGTGGTGTGCCGGCGCATGGTGACGCCCCTGGTCTTCTCGACGCAAACGATGGCGTCTCGAATGCTGATGTGTTCGCCGATGTATTGGGCCATGGATCACCTCCGGAGAACGAATCAGGTGATGATTAAATTCGGCCCGTCAAGGTTTGTTTTTAAGATTCCTCTAATTTGCTATTAGGGCTTGTAGATCGGTGTGCGATACGCCGATTTGTCGCTCTTGCCATTCGCGTCGATCTTGCTGCCGAGGACTTCCACACGGGTAGCCACCTTGTTGATAGTGTCTATGAGGGTGTCAAGTTTTCCGCCAACTGATTCAACAACCCGATCGATCCGCTTGTTTGTCTCGACGACGGCCATCTTATTCTCTGATCCCTGCTCCACAGCGCGCTGCAGGTTGAGCGTGAGGGGGGTAATCTCCCCTATCCTGCTCTGCATGCCGTCTAGCGTTGCCTGATAGCCCCGGAGCCGGTCCTTGCGGTCTTCGGCGTCTTGAGTCAATCGGCCCTTGATGTCGAGGATTTGCTCCTGCAGATCCTTGTTGTCGTTTCTCATGTTGGCGTAGGTCACACCCCATCCTATCGATGTGACGACAAGGCCGCAGATCACGCCGAAGATCGTGACCCCGGTGTTAAAGTTCCACTCTAGCTTTTTGCTACGCTCTGGAAATTGCATCACATCCTCGCTCAATCCCCTGCCCTTTCAAATGCACTGCGTGCCGCATCGTTTCAGCGTGAGCCGAACTTGGTTTTGATGTCATCGTAGAACGCCCCGCAGCGCCCCGTCCGCGCGTTCTGGCGGTCTAAGGCGTTCCGCTCGCGAACAAGCACTGAACGCAGTTCTGAGCCAACCTCGACCGAAGCGTGAGGCTCCAGCTTCTGGCAGTCGTCCGGCCATGCTGGCAACGCGATCCCGGCCTGTATTTTCCCCTGCGCCGTCGCGGCTTTGTTCAGCCGCTCAGTGGTGTTGCAGGAAGAGACGATCAGCGTCATCGATAAGACAAGCGCGGTTCTTTTCGCTAAGGATAAGCTCATTGGCTCGGATCTCTTGTTCGAGGGTGTCTTTCGCCGCCTGCTCGGATGCTTCGGCTGCAGCCAGGCGCTTGCGGTGCTCGTCGAGAGCCTGAGACGCCGCGTTGCGCTGGCGTTCCATTTCAGTCGCCTTGGCCTCTGCCGCGGTCTTTTCGGCAAGGAGGACATAGCCGGAGAGAACCGCCTTATCGTGAGAGGAGAGCCACACACGGAAGCCGAGGAAGACAGCGACGACTATCAGGGCAATCCCTGCGAACTTGCCAAGCGGGCTCAAGAGGAATGCCATCATGACTTCACCTCGACCGTCGTATCCGCCTCGCCTTGGCTAACCGCCTGTTGGGCGACATCTGCTTTGCGCTCGTTCTTCCGGTCCCACACCGCGCCGAAGATGTAGCTGCCGACGGTCCCGCCAAAGAGCGAAGCGAGGTTGATGATCGCGACCTCGGCTATTGCATTGGGACGAGGAAACACCACCAGGAAGGTGATGAGGACCGCTTCCCAGATCAGGGACAGGATGATGATCCGGCGACGGACGGTCCAATCCGGTGAGCCTTTGTGATCCATGAAGAACTTCATAGGTCAGCCTTCATAGAGGTTGGATTGCTTCGCCCATTCGCGCCAAGGATTCAGCTCGTAGTGAGGCATATCCCAGCCGTCGGAGAGATTGCCGTCGCCGTTCCAGTCACCGCCCCAGCGGAGCGGTATGCCCTTCTCCTTGGCGATGCGCAGGATCACCTTGGACAGGTTGATGAACGACTGCCGATTGTTCCAGTCGTATGGCGCCGGGAACAGGTCGAAGGCGATGGCCGGCACATAGTTGTGCGCCGACTGTCCGAACCGGGCTTTGCTCTTGCCTCCGGCGAATGCCCGCTCCTGATCGGCCCGCCCGCGAGTGGCGTCCAGCACTCGGAAATCGATCTCCTTGATAGCCTCATGGGCGATGATCTGAAGCTTGGGATGGCATTTCGCCAGCGCAGCCGAAGACGCTGCTCCGAAAGTGGGCATGGGAAAACTCCAGATTGTGGGGGATGTCAGATCGGCTTTGACTTCAGCAGATGCCGACCGGCATAGGCCATGTAGTTCCAGCCGAACCACTGATCGTTCTTGCCGCGATAGCCGAAGTACCGACGACCGGATTTGGTCTGAAGAACGGTCCATAGCCGGAAGTTCGGATACTCGTCGCCCTGCCGGAAGATGATGGTCGTGCCTTCAGCGGGAAGACCGAGGACGTAGGCATTGAAGCGATAACCGGGATTTCGACAGATCCAGCAGACCCGTTGCCACCAGAGTTTCAGACCGCGCGCATTGGCGTCATAGCCGGGAATGCCAGCATCAACTCCACCGTCCAGACTGTTGTCGTGGGTGTAGAAGTAGGCGAGCGGCGCGCCGACTTCGTTCTTGCCGGTTGCTATTGATATCCCGGAAATCAGCGGCGACAGCGCGTAGGAGGCGAGTGTCATCAGCCAGGATAGCAGCGCGCACGCGGGATAGATCGCGACCGAGAACGGCGCGAGCCTGAAGACTTTCCAGAACATGAGAGCTCCAGTGTGTTGAAAACTGAGACTTGCTGGCTTACTGCTTCCAACTCACAGTTGGGGAAGGCCATGCAATGAACGGTGGGGACGTAGGCCGTATTAGCTATCTGGATGCTCTCCGAGGGATTGCGGCGCTCCAGGTTCTGTTGCTGCATTTCGTGACCGGCTATTACCCCAGCATCGCCAGCCATAAATCCCCGATGGCCTTCCTGTATGACGGCGCCAGCGCGGTATTCATCTTCTTCACATTGAGCGGCTACGTCCTCACGGCAGCATTTGCCAAGACCGAAGCGCCTTTCGTCTCTCAGGCAGTCAACCGAACCTTGCGGCTCGGAATTCCGGTCGCGGCAAGCGTAGCATTCAGTGCCGTGCTCTTTGCCGTGTTTGCTGGCTACAATGTCGCCGCTGGTGAAATAACCGGATCGGCATGGCTTTCGACTTACTGGAGCCCACCAATCGACCGATGGTTTGGCCGTGACGCCTTCGACGCGCTGTTCATTGGGTATGGCGAAAGCTCGATGTTCCGGTGGTTCGGCGTTTCCGCTGCCAACCTTCCCGCGCTGCCATCAGCCTTTAATGCCCCGCTGTGGACGCTCTCTGTCGAGCTTTACGGATCATTCCTGATCTTCGCCTTGAACATTGCGCAGCGCCGCAACACGCGCCTTTGGCTTGTGCTCTTGATTGCGCTGGCTGTCGTTCTCTGCCGATCGCCGCTAATCTGCTTCCTCGCCGGCCATTTGGCGGCGCGTTACCGCCTCGCAGTCATCCCCGCCTCACGCATCTGGCCGACACTGCTTATTGTGGTCGGCGTCCTCTCCTGTCTCTCCAGCATATACTGGCATCCGGAGTTTCTCGTTCGAGCGTGCGCCGCGTCCTCTCAAATCGTGCTGCCGTGCTACGGCAATCCTCAATCGCTCCAACGCATTGCCGGCTCTATCATGATTACGCTCGGCATCATGCGATCCGATGGGGCGCGGGCGCTGCTGGGCAGAGGGAGAATTGAAAGGCTAGGTGCGTTGTCCTTCCCGATCTACCTCGTTCACTGGCCGATCGTGTTCGGGCTGTCTGCCTTCGTCACCGTTTTGTTGGCGCCAATCATCGGCCCAACGACGGCAACGCTGTCGGCTGTCGTCCTTGGTGTTATCGCCACCTGGCTAACTGCCTCTGTCTTTATAGAGGTTGACGCGGTCGCCAAATTGGCAGCCCGGGCCACACGATCGGGCAAGCGCCGACAAAAAATCACGGCCATAGCATCTCAGGGAGTTCAAGAAGAAAGTCGGCGATCGTCGGCTGGGGCCTGACTCCTTCTTGCACCTTGGCAAGTTCTGCATAAGCGTACTGCCAGACGTTATCTCGCCACGCCACGAAGGCCGTCGCTTGGTCTTTCCAGACATCGACCGTTGAGCCGATATAGGACGCCAGAGTAACGCCGTCATTAAATTGCTTGGAGATCGCCGTCGCATCGATCAGGTTCTGTATGGCACCTTGATAGGCCGCAATAGTCGGGATATTTATCGTAGACTGAACATCCTCAAGCTCAATGACCTCCTCGTCCGACATTTCGACTTCGACGCCGTTCACAACCTGTTTCACGCCCGCACTCCTTCGATCATGATCAAGCCTGTAAACGTCCCCGCGCCTGGTAAAATGCGAAGTGCGTTGCGTGCCGTCGTTCCTGTATGGAAAACCCCGCTATTGCGGATCGCTCGAGTTGAAGCGCTAGCGCCGTTATCCCGCGAAAGGCCGCAGCAGATTGAGTTCTGGTTAAATTCCTCAAGTTCAGTCGCGAACGAATAGGGTGCTGAGGCATCAAGCGTTCCACCCGCGAGCGTCATGGCAGCGGATGTTCCTTGCCCTGCGGCAACTGTCGTGTTTGAACCGACAATCGCCTGTTGGACGTAGTTAGACGCCGTGTCGTAGCTAGAGCCATTATTGGTGCTGACCGTCATCGACAACGTTCCTGCAGACGAATGCGTCAGCTGACCCGAGATGCGGAGCTTTCTGAACCCTGCTAGGCCTATTTGGATCAACTGCGAGGCGGCATTGAGCGAGCTTAGCGAGATGAGCTCCCACTTGCTCAATGCAACGTCAGCGTCAGGAACCCTGATATTCCTCGTCTGCCCCGCCGTAATCAAGGCATTGTCGAACTGAACCTTTTTTGTGCTGGCGGCAGAAGGTGCAAACACTGCATTCAGGATCGCGCCCGTCATCGTGCCACCGGCCAGTCCAAGCTTGGTGGCGAGAACGCTGTCCACGGTGGTGTGGAAGGCCGGGTCGTCGTTGAGTGCAGCAGCAATCTCATCGAAGCTGTTTAGGCCAGCCGGCGCGCCAGTGATCAAGTAGTTCTCGATCAGCACCTTGATCTGGTCGACAGTCAGCTTGACCGTTAGCCCGTCCTTCATCGCCGGTATTTCATGCAGGAACGATGCGAGCGCCGTCGGATCGAGCGCGTCAATGCGGATATTGGCCATCTCTTATCCCCCGACCGCCATCACGGAAGCCTTGTAGGCAGGGCGCCCGCCCTTGTTGGTGACGTGGTTGTAGGACCACATAGAAAGGTTGACCGCATATCTCGTGAGTGTGTTGGTGTAGATGTTGGTCTCGGACCCGTCGGTATTCTGGCCTGGAGCCGTATTGATCCCGCTTTCTGCGAACGAGTTAATGTAGAACTCGGGCGTGCGAGCGAAATTGAATGGGATGATTTCCACATTCTCGGTCGTGAAGTCGCCGTAAATTAGAGCGGTCCGGCTCCATGCGTACTTGATGACGTTCTTGTTGATCAGATTGGTGATTGTCGGGACGTTGCTGGAATTGGTGACAATGCGGGCGAGCAGCATATCGTCATATTTGCTATCGAAGCTCACATCCGTTTCGGCCAGCACGCCGGGATTGTACGAGCCGGCGAGATCCTTCAGCGTGAATCCGTCCGTCGAATTCCAGCGCAGATGATATGTCTTGCTAGCGTCGGTGGCAAAGTCCGTCTGGACAGTAGTGATCGGGTAAATCCCGCGGTGCTGGAAGATAACACCGGAGGGAATCCGCACCTGACCGGTAGCGGGAGTGACCACGCCGAAGTGACCGGAGACGTTCTGAACCTCTGGGAAGATCGGGAGGCGTGCGCGGGCCTGTAGCATCGTCAGGTAGCCGGAAGGATCACCGCCGCCGGTGGCCGCGTCAATCAACTCCTGGATTGCCTGCAGCAACTGCGTCATGTCGGCGTTGGTCGGCGTAAGGCCAGCCTGCATGATCACCGCGTTGATTTCAGACTGCAGCGCCCAAAACATCCAGTTGAACAAAGGCAGGTTCGCGGGTCCGCAGCCGAAGCCGCCGTCCTGCTCGTCGACCGTAGGGGCGCGGCGCTCGCCGCCGTCGGCGAACGGTAGGTTGAAATCAGCCATGTTCAGGGTTCCTCAATCAGCAGGAATAGGGTTTGAGATCGATTTCGCACATCCAGTCGGCTCCACGGGTGAGCGGACCGGTGATGATGAAGTCGTCGTCTTCTGTTACGAAAAGGTCGTCGGCTTCGGTCGACAGATTGGCGCCGTCGGGAAGCCAATCCTCGCAAAAACCTCCCCAGCCCTCGCCAAATCCGAAGACGGTGAATGTCCCAAAATGCCAGCGCGTCACGATGCCGGGGGCTATCGGGAGAACTCGGGGGATAATCTGAAGGATGGCCATTTCGGCATCGTTCAGTTCCCGGAACGGTGCGAGGACAACCCGTCCATGTCCGGCGTCCAGTACCGTCGCAGTGGGGCCGTAGATGACCCGTAGCGCGTTGGTCAGGTCTTCTATGCCGTAGAGTCCCTGCATCTGGTAGGAGCGAGAGATCAGCAGCTTGCGGTAGGTTTCGTCGTCATTGATGCAGATTTCGGATATCCCGTCCTCGCCGCATCCTTCCCACGATCCGTCCTCGCAGAACCCTACAATCGGTCTGGAGCTTGGCTGATCATCACAGGCGAACCCAAACACCGGCTGGACATCACAGACACAATGGCAGCGCGGGAATCCCATGCGCTTGCCGATCAACGTGAGTTGATCGCCAACGGCGGTTTGAAGATCGAAGTATGCCGGCATATTGCAGATGGCAGCATGAGCGTCAGCAATCTGCCCGAGATAGGTTCTGATAACGTGCAGGAGCTTCGGGCTCTCGCGATACTGGGTGAGGACGCGGTCGACGCCGGCCTCGATGAATTCTTCCCTGACGATGCAGCTCATCAGGTCACCACGATCGTCACGTCTTCGGAAGACAGAGACGCCCGCTCGATGAAGGCGATGTCAACGGCAGCATTGAGGGCCTGATCTATGCCGTCACGCATCCCCAGTATCGAGACCACCTCGACATTCGAAAACATGCTCTCGATGATGGAACGCACCCGGTAGTATGAGATGTCATCACCGTTCAGCAGATACAGCGAACTGAGCAGTGAAGACTTGATCGCGCTGGCGGAGGGCGGCGGGCATCCCATCGCATCTTTGAACGTTCGCACCGTCACGACGAGATCGACAGGAACATCGATCGGCCGAAGGATTCGGAATGTCCGGCAGTATCCGTCGATCACGCTTTCGATGCTGGTCGTGCCGAACACGGTAACACCGGGGACAATGTATCGTCGGATCGCTTGAGCGATCTCGTTATCATCGCCGCCCGTAACAGCGATGCAGATTGACCCACCCGGCATGCCATTGGCGTCCATCGCGTCGGTATCGTTTACCCAGACATGAGAATAGGAGACACCGTCGAGCTGAGCGATTGCGCGGCTGATATCCTGCAGATCGATCCTCGCCTGCCCCTGGTTGGTGATTGCTCGACGGAAGGTCGCGTCGGTATCCGCGGACGCTCTCGACATGAGACGGATGGAGGCAAGGGTATCGAGCCGCGTTCCTTCCGCCTGATCCGGGTCGTAGGACTGATAGATGTCCTCGGCGTTCTCCCATTCCTTGGCAACAGCCTCGGCGAAGATGCCGTTGATCTGGCCAAGCGGGCTCTGCGGGGTCTGGATGACACCCGGACCGAACTCGGTGATCAGCGCGGCCTCGATCTCGGCCAGGATGAGGGAAAGTGGCTTGCGCGAGAAGCCCGTCGAAACGACTCCATAGTCCGTCATACGGTTACCTCAGTGTCGAAGATTGTTCCCGCCTCGACCGATCGGATGATCAGGCCGCGGGTGTTGCGGTCGAAGCCGACCGAGAACGATGTGATTTCAGTTACGCCGTCGGTGTCCAGTATCTCTGCCTTGACCAAGGACTCCGCGAGCGCCGGGTCATATGCCCGCCCCAGGATCTGATCGAGCCATGGGACGCCGACCGTTGTGTCGAGGAACCATTCTCCAGAGAACGTGGAAAGCCGCTGGCGCACATGTTGCCCGACAGCGTGTGCGTCACTCACCGTAGCGAGATTGCCGTCAGCGGTCAGATATAGGTCATTGGTGGCCTGATCGATTGCCAAGCCCAAGCGAACCGAGGTCATATCTGCATGCTCCTCAGTTTCGAGGCGATCTCGGCAAGCTCGTCGCCGATCTCGTCATAGCGTGGCGAGTGGTTCAGCCCCTCGGTGCCGAGCTTCTTGAACCCCTCCGAAGTCAGGTCGAGGTGTTGAATCAGGAGGTCGAAGATACTGCCCTCGCTGCCGATCAGGTCGAACTTGCCATCGGGCGAACCCTTGATGCCGAATTCACCTGCTGCATCGAAGCGGATATGCGTGTTTTCCGGGTCGACGTTTACCAAGGGAGACGAGACACTGTCACCGCCAACGATGGTTGCGCGCATGTCGGCGAGATGGAACGAACGGCCATCGAATGGCGCGCCGTCACCGTCCGCATCGTAGTTATCCATGCTCCGCATCATCGGCGACAGCATCACCCGCGTGCCGGCAGGGATAGGAAACGTGATCCCCGCGTTGCCGGTCCGCGGCAGATCGAGAGGAACCTCGAACAGTTGCGGCATTGCCACCGGCTGCCCGTTGTGGATCGGCTTGTAGAGCGGCTGTACGGTCGCTGTCTGGCTTGCTGGATCAAAATCCACGATCTCGCCGGGGATTGGTCCCCACATGGCTTCCCGCTCGCTCTGCGCCTGCTGGCCGGTGATATCGCGCGGCTGGTTGGTGCGCTTCCCGAGATAGCCCACCATCAGCGCTTGATCCCCTCGTCCACTTTGCCGCTCTTCACCGATTCACCGGTGATATCGACCTTGAACTCGCCGTCCATGTTGTTGCCGGAGTAGGTCACCGAGGTGACTCGATACATGCCGTCATCGCCGTTCATCTCGAGCGTGTCGCTCTTCAACTGCACCCGGCGGTTCGGGCGGATCTCAGGGTTGAGCAAAGCCGAGACACGGACACCGTTGTCAGTGATCGCAGGCGTCCCGATCATGCCCGTCTCAGGAGTGATCAGCGCCACACCGCCGACAAAGCCGTCGCCTGGCACGATCTCCATCGTCTCGTTCTGAAGCGACCAGTAGAAGTTATTCCCGCGCCCGATCGTATCGAGCTCGCGGGAGCAGGAACCGCAGACCGCATAGGGCCGCTTGAACGTCTTGTTCTCGACGTCCTCCGGGAACCGCCACTCGCCTCGGTTCACACCTTCCTTTTCAAGTTGCTTATAAAGATCCTCGACTACGTCCTTGACCGGAGTGCCTTTTGGGAAGCTCTTCGAGATCGTCGCGCGGCGCAGAGCCTTGGAACCATCCCCGCATGAAATGATCGTCAAGATGTTCGGCCCTTCGCGCCTATGCTCGACGTCGCGCACCGCGCCCTTGAAGATGATCCCGACATTGCCGGAGCCATCGGGCGGGATGTACCCTGCCTCCAACGTGATGTTGTCGAACTCCTTGCCGACGCTGTTCCGGTGGCTCTCGGAAAGATTGAAGATCGTGATCTCTGCCGAGTTCGGCGAAGACGATGCATCCTTGTCGATCGAGAACTCGATACGGATATCGTGCGGGTTGATGCCGCCGGGATTGATGATCAGCCCGCCGTTGAAGACAGCGCGCACTTTCCTCATGAATTGAAGCATCAGGCGGCCGCAGCCTCTACTTCTTCGTCCGACGCCTGAAACAGCAGAACCGTACCGGCGGGCAGCGCAGCGCGATCAGGCACGGCACCCGGCGTCACGGCGACGGCAAAGATTGCACCAAGCCCGAAGTTGAACGGCTTGAGCAGATCGACACCAGTGACGATGCGGCGGCCGGTCAGCACCGGCAGATCATCGATCGATAGATCGAAGCTCCACCGGTCGTTCGTGCCGTTGTAGCGAAGGCGGATAGTCACCCGACGTCCGTTGATGATCGTTCCGAACTGCTGGTCGGCGTAGTCGACGACGTTGAAAACGTTCATCGCGCGATGCCTCCCGTGATTGACTGCAAGATGGACTGGTTTTGAGGAGCCGGCGTTACACCGGCATCCCCGCGTTGCTGTGTCGCCGTGGCCCGATCGGCCGTCGCAGCGTCACCAGAGCGTTCCGTTGATGGAGGTGCCGCCCGGGTGCTCTTCTTGCCCCCGGCCTTGCCACGCTGCCCGGTGCTGTCTCCATCAGGTGCGGCAGCATAAGCCGTCCCGACGATGATGACCTCCTGCAGGTCGCATCGGCAGCGAAGGATTCGCGAGAACTGCGCATCCCTGTCCGCGTCGATGCGCTTGATCAACAGGTTGCTGTAGACCGTCAGGCCGGTAACCAGGGTGAACGGTACACGGCTCTCCTGAAAGGCGACCAGAGCGGCAAAGGTGGCCGCGGCACCACCATCGGCAACGTCCAGCGTAAGCCGCTTCGGAACGATGACGGCATGGTCAGTTATTTTAGCGCCGGTCTCGATCGGGATCTCGGTGATGTCGAGCTCGGAACTATGCCGCTCGGACAGCACACAGTCGATTCCCACCGGGCCGATAGCGCTGTTGAAGGCGATCACAGACATCAGAATGCATCATCCTTCTCGAAGCGTGCCGCGCGTGCCGCGCTCTGGCCGACAGCATTGCCCACCGCGCTACCGACTGCCGCGCCGGCACCCGGAGCACCATTGACGGTGACGCCGCCGACGTTGACCTGAACTGACTGATCGCGATTGTCCTGCTTGTTGTCGTTGACCACGGCGTTGGCCGGACCGCCGCCGCGCATCTTAAGCGCGTTGCCTTCGGCGTTCTCCATCATCGTCTTATAGTCGAGCGCGTCTTGCGTCATGTCGCGTTCGAGGCTCGGCGGCCGTGGCTGGTCGACGACAGCAGAGCCTTTCATGTAGATGCCGCCCATGCCTTCGACGTAACCAGGCTGAGCACGAGGGTTGCCAGTTGCCTTGGTAGCCTCGACCTTCTTGTCGAGTGCCGTCTTGGCCACACCGAAATAATCGAGCGCGACCTTTGCCCCAGCGAATGCCGTTCCCAAAGCGAGCAGCGCCGCGGTGAGCGGGTTAAGCGCAGCTGTCAGGAGCCCCACAGAGCTTGCGGCGGCTGCCAACGCTGTTGCACCAGCCAATGTCGCAAGGATGGTCTCCAGTTTACCAGCGTCGATCCCGGTCAGCTGAGACAAGGCCTCGGCAAACTTTCCGATCACGCTATCCCCACCTTCCATCCATGACAGGATATCCTCAAGGATGAGCAGAGCAGAGATGAACGGGAACTTGACCGCAGCGATGAGTCCGAGACCGGCGGCAATGGCTTTGAAGAGTTCTGGATTGACCGAAAACCAATCGGTAAGGAACTGAAAGTGACGGCGAAGGCGGTCGATCAGGAAGACCGCGGCATTGACGCCACCTTCCAGAGCCGCGCTCAGCCCCTTGGCGAACTTGTCTAGCGCTCCGCTCTCGCTCAGTCGGCCGAAGAAGTCGAGAAGCCGTCCGAGCTGGTTTTTGACCGCCTGGAAGAAGCCTGCATCACCGATCTTGCGAAGGAACCCGGTCCACGAGTCCCCAAGATTGGAGACCATGCCGTTCCACGTCTTCGACTGGCGAAGCATGGCTCCATTGAAGCGATCGCCGAAGTTCTCCTTCAGGAACTGGATGATCTCTGTGCTGTTCTTCTTGACGGTTTTCGACAACGCTTTGCTGTTTTTCGTCCAGTTGAACGTGACCTTGTCGCCGGCAACCTGAGTGGTGATGCCGAACTCCTTCAGGCGTTCGAACTCACCGGTGGCCGCGTCAGCGATAGCCTCGACGCCCTGCATCAGGGTTTTGCCCATGGCGCTCGATGCATCGCCGATGGCTTCCAGCGCGCCCGTGGTCGGGTCGATGCCGTATGCCTTCAAACGGACGAACGCTTCAGTGACTTCGCCCACCTCATAAGGCGTCTTGGCGCCGAAGGTGGACACCCAATCGAGTGCCTTCTGAGCCTTCTCAGCGCTGCCCTCGATCGTTTCAAGCGTTGCGGCGTAGCTCTCAAACTGCGCCGAAGTGGTGATGACGGACTTGCCGAGAGCGGCCAAAGCACCGACGGCAGCAGTTGCGGCGGCAGCGGCAAACAGAGTGAGGCGCTTCGCGGTCTGATCGATTGACTGCTGAAAACGCTTCAGTTCGCCTTCGCCCTTGGTCTCATAACCGAGGACTGCGATCAGTTCGTCTACGATCATAGATTGAAATCCGATTGGAACGGGGCCACATTCCTGTCCTCATCGGAGGATTCGGGATGCGACTGTTGCTGGGTGCGTTGTTAGTCATGGCTGCCGGCGGGACATCATTTGCCCAAGACTTCAATCAGAAGGACTTCATGCTCGCGAATGAGGCAGGGCAGATAATCGGAAGTGCTGATCTCTGCGGCTACAAGCTCGACGACGCGAAGCTGACGGCCTTCATGGAGAACACGATCGCCAATCTCGATGATACTTCGCGGATGCACTTCACGAATGCCAGAGGCGCCCAGGTCCAGTTGGCGAAGATGATGAGCGACACTGAACGGAAAGCTCAGTGCGCTCTTCAGGCCAAGCTTGCTCAGAAATACGGGCTCACGCCGTAGTGTCTGCCTCTGCGAGCGCTGACTTCAGATCAAGCGCTTCATGAGCATCCATCACATCGCTCAGCGTCACCCACGTTTGCAGATCACGCATGGTGTAGATTGGCGGCTCGGATAAGATCGGCCGCCAAAGCCACATATTGAGGTTGGGGGCTACCCTGTCGATCTCGCGTTCACTCAGGCCTTTGCCGTCATTGCGCGACGTCCATTCGCCAGGGCGCCGGAGAAAAAATCCCCGAACTGCTCCGACAGAACGAAGACGGCAACAGGGATGATGTCGCCCAGCCGGCCGGCGAAGTCTCCATCGAGGTCAACAGGATCATATGCACCCGACGGGCGCTTGACCTTGGCTATCTCGACGATGTCCTGAACCAGTGACGCGTACTCTTCAGGCGCTATGGCGTTGAAGATCGACGTGATGGCAACCAGTGCCTCCGCATCGGCCAGTGCCTTTTCCTCGATCGAGGCGCCTTCCCTGCGCGAAGCAAGGATCGTCGGTAGCTTGGATGCCAGCGGACCAGCCGCGCGCATCAGGCGGGCTTGCAGGATCAGCGCCTTGCTGGCGAGAAGCGGATCAACCCGATACTCCACGCTGTTGATCTTCTTCTCAGCCATTGTTCGGGATCTCCGGGTTCCAGTCAGCGGTCCAGAGAACCCATTCACGAACGACTGCGTTCTTGCCCTTGCTGTCCGTGGGACGCGTCTGGATAAAGCACTTGTCAGCCGAGCCGCCTTCCCCTGAACCCGCATCGATGAACGAGAACGGGAAAGCAGCTCCTATGCTGCCCAAAGACTGCTGCCGCTTTAGCTTCTGAGACAAAAGCCGGTGGGTCGCGCTGGTGTGCATCAGTTTGATGCTGATGCTCGCCGACTTGTCGGACGAAATCGAGAAGATGCCCGATCCATCCGCCCCGATGAGGCCTGTACCGGCGTCTGCACCCTGGGTGACGACAAGTGCGTCGTCGCCATCCCATGCGCCCTGTACCTGCTGACCGTCCACCGTCGCCGAAACGTTGATGAAGCTGTATGCCGAGGTTGTAGCCATGTTTCAGCTCCTTAGAACGTCATGGTGTAGTTGATGGTGGTGTAGTGAATCGCCCCCGCGTAGCGGAACCGGACCGAGATCGCCGGAGCGATGCGGGCCTTGCGCTGGCTTTCCGGCACATCGAACACCGAGGGGACGGTGATCTCGACGGCGGGCGCATATTCGCCAGTCACCGGGTCAAGATCATTGGCAACCAAGCCTGCCCGGGTGGCCTGCTGCATGACCGACCGCGCCGCAGAAGCAATCATCTGCAGGCCGACGTCGGTGAATGGCACACGGGCGTTGTTGAGCAGAATGCCGAGCGCTTCTTCTTCCGTGCGGGCGATGATCCAGTCGGTGGTGTGGATCTCATCCAGGAAGACGTTGGCCGTCAGTGTCGAGCCTTCGACCACGAAGTTCCGGCTGCCGATATCGATGTAGGTGTTGGCCATGTGGCCGGCGGCTTCGGACTGGCCGACGCCGGGAGTGAAGCCGGTGATCGCCGTGATGACCGCGGAGCCGAGGTTGACCGCCTCGATGCCCTTCAGGTTCTTGAACTTGGCCGTGTAAGCGCTGTTGGCATCATCGAAATTCCGTGTCGACATCCAGCCGGCCAGAGCAGCCGCTGAGAACATCGCCGCGTTCGGATGATAGAAGATACCGGTGCGCTCGAACTCGCCCTTGTTGCGCGCTGCAATCGAGGTGGTGTCGCTCGGAGACTGAGTGGCCACCGCGTTGCTGTCGATGATCGCCAGCTTGTTCTTCGCTTCCGTCCAGGTGATCAGGCCGTCAGTGGATGCCTGGTCGCGTAGAGACGTGTCGACGGTGATGAAATACCAGTCCTGATCGGCGTCGTAGAGCGTGTTCAGCTCGGTCTGCAGTTCAGCGGCCGTCGGCGTGCCATCGCTTGCGACAAAGCCGATCTTGACCTGTGTCGGGCGCGGGTTCTGCGAGAAGGCAGACAGAGCAGCCTTGTACGCGTCGGCTGAGGTCGCAAAGTCGGCGGCTACTTCATCGATCGAGGCATAGAGCTTCGTCCGGTGCGTTGCGTCTACCTTGCCAGCCACGGCGACGGTCGTGAGGATAAGCTGAGTCCCGAACCCGCGACGGCTCGGAAAGGCATCATTGCGGGTCAACGAGACGTTGACGACGCGGTTGTAGGGTAGGATTGCCATCCTGCCGTCCTTTCGTGGTTTGGTTACTCAGCCCGAGCGATGTCGAAGCTGCTTTCGTCGATGGTGTCGATTACGAAGCCGTCGCGTGTCAGCCCGCGAACGATCAGGTCGAGTTGCCCCCGTGGCTCCCAACGGGTGTTGATGAAGTCCGGCACGTTCCGGATCTGCGAGACCTCATGGATGACAAGGCTCGGGAACAGCGGCTCCATGATCTGCATGAGCTTGGCTGCCGATACGATCGGCCGGAGAATCCCTGTCGGGGATGGGCCATAGGAGTGAATTGAGAACCGCCACTCGACTTCAATCACCGGGGCGGCGCTAATCTTGTGCTCGCCCTGGCTGTTGTCCTCGCCAGTGTCTGTGTATTCGACCGTCTGCTCGCGCTGGCGAACCTCAATCGAGCCGGTGAAATTCACCATTGCGTAGGGCAAGGCTGGGTCCGGTCCGCTCTGATGGGACTTGATTGTCACGACGTTGGTGACGGACGCGATCCAGCGAACAACTGCGCTGTGCACCTGATCGTTGGTCATTTCGTTTCCCTGCCCAATGCGGCCCGATAGAAGCCGCCTTCCATGCGCGGCCAGACGAACAGGACACGATAAAGGATGCCACCGCTGGTGATCTGGTTGTCGACAGCAACCGCCGACCGAGTCCAGATCATCCAACCAGCCTCGGTGCGGATGCCTTCGGGCATGTCGAGCAGCTGATTTCCTTTGACCGGCTGAATAGCTGCCCTGATCGTCGAGGTGGTCGGCGCACCCGGCACGAAATCACCGTCGGCGTTATATGAGCCGGTAGCTTTCGTCGTCAGCAAGACGTTGACCGCCTCACCGTCGATGGCAATGGCGACGTCGATCATTCGTTGACCTTCCACGTGACGGCACCGCGCATCTCGCCGCTTGAGATCAGCGGGTTACTCGATCCCTTGATGGCAATCGTCACCGGACTGTTCGGCGGCGACTGCAGGGATGTGATTTCGGCTTGAATGTCACCCTGAGCAGTGATTCCCAGCTTCGACAGGACCGTCCGCAAGCCAGTCTTACCGGTCAGTATCTTCGCGGCCGAAGATCGCATGGCGTCACGATACTTGCCGCGGTTCTCTCGAATGGCGTTGCGCATGAACGGTCGCTCCGGGATAGGGCCGCCCCAGCCACCGCCGGATGCTCCACCCCGTGTGCCGAACTCGTTCCAGACCGCCTTGTTGATGTTGTCCTGATCGGCCTCGCCAGCTGGAAAGCCGACCTTTACGGTCTTCGGGCCCGTCAGAGCGGCGCCGATGTTGCGGAGGACCGAGCTATTCGTCTTCCGCTTGACCTGTACCGTGAACATCAGGCCTTCTTGGCTTTGCTTTCGGCCTTCGGCTCCTCGACCACCTCGATCGTCTTGCTCGCGAGCCAGGCTTTGATCGTGTCGTTGTGCTTGAGCACATCCCAGCGATCGACGTTAAGCTCGGCACCGGGATTGATCATCACACCGAGCACTGGAACATGCAGCGGCGCATTGTGGTTCGATTTGATCTTTGCCATTGGCTTCTTCCTTTTCAGACAACGGCCACAGCCGGGAAATTCCTGCGCATCAGGGCCATGAACTGCTGCCCGTAAGTGGTTGATGCGTATCCGGAAGCGGAACCACCGCCTGACGATCCTCCAGGAGTGGCAAACTCAGTCTCGACGTCGCCAACCTTCCTGCGCTTCACAACGCCCGTCCCTGCCGTTCCTTGGCCCGTGCTGCTGCGCCCCGGCTCGCCTTCCATGGTGAGCGTGTGGGCAGTCCAGAGAAGCTGTGCTTTGAGGCGGTCGCGCTGATACCAACTCTCGCCGACCATATCGACGGCGTCGGCCAGAACCATGTTGATGAGAGTGCTCGATACCGAGGCGAACTCGGGATACCGCGCCTTGAAGGTCTGGGCATTCGGACCGGGCACGACGCCCTGCCCATCCACCACCGGCAAGAGCACGCTCTGGTCGTAGGTGCGTCCGCCCGTCGTGGTGACGCGGTTCAGCAATTCGTAGGTGACGCCACTTGTTCCGGCGGATAGCCAGACCGTTGACGACTTAGGATCGTTGCTTTGAACGCCGATCGTCAGGCCGACCCCGGAGACGATGCTCCATACCGACGTGGCGAGATCGTCGTCGCCGAGCTGAGCACCCCAATCGAGCCGATAGTCCTTCACTTCGTCCGGATCTTTGGACGGCCAGTCGAGTACCATTTCTATTCCTCTTCGGAGGGTATGATTGCGGAGCGAGACAGGCCAGTTACAGACAGCGTCCTAGAGATGAACGGCACGGCGACACGGCGCAGCTCATTGACCACGCTCGCTACCCGCTTTGTCGCCGTCGCCGGAGCGTTGCCGAGGATGCGAATGATATCGGCCAGCGTCGAAGCTGAGACTGCCAGCGCCTTCGCTATGACCTTCCCGAGCAAAACCGAGGCGGTTGCCCCAGCCGATACCCGGATAGCCATCCCTCGCCTCACAGTGACCGAGGCAGAGGATACGACAGCCACCGAATGCACTACGGCTTTCCGTATCGTGACCGCCGCGCCGACCGTAGTATTGATGACGACTGTGACCGCGTTCATGACCGCGACAACAACCGCCGTCGTCGACGAGACGCTGAACCGCTTGAGTATCTGCTTCCCTAAGCTGACGGCACCCGACGATACGACCGAGAACCGACGACCGACAGCCTTGGTCATCGTCACAGCACCGGCCGCCGAGAGACTGATGACCTTGCCCGCATGTTTCGACAGCGAGACGGTGCCACTTGCCGTGACACTGATCGTTTTCAGAAAGGCCCTCGTTGCATTCGCTATGGTGGAGGTTACCGAAGTGACCGACATCGCCTTACTGACTGTTTTCGCCAGGATGACAGCGCCAGACGACGCAGCAGTAACTACCTTGCGCGCCTGCCTGCTTGCGCTCGCCACGCTTGTCGACGTCGCAATTATGGATTTAAAAGCCTGCCGTGCCGCGACGGTTGCGGTAGCGGAAGCCGTAGAGACCGCCTTGTTCGATCGCTTGACCAATGCGGTAACATCGGCACAAGCAGCGCTGATCACCTTACCGCCGACCTTACGCAGCGTGACGCCGGTCGAAGAACCAACGGTAACCGTCTGCGGCGTCGAACTACCTCCACCCACTGCAGGCTTGAGTGCAACAAGGAATGCAGCCCACGGATTATTAGAGGCCAGTGTTTGCGTCTTGTTGCCACTCGCGCCCGCCGATGCCTGCGCAACGTCAGCGAAGTAAACGAGACCGTCAAAGCGCTCGGTCATGCCGGTTGGCGGGGTCAGCGTCCCGCTCGCGTCCCAATTGTGCGCCGCCAGGATAAGCAAATCATCGGCGACGGTAGTTGTGACGCCTGTGGCCGTCAGCGTGGTACCGGGACTCAATGTCCCTGAATTCTGCGACGAAACATCGACCGGCGAACCGGAAGCAAGAGCACCGCTATAGACGGCAATCGCCGCCTGCGTTGAAGCAGTCGAGTGCGTGAACGTGTAGGGACCACTCTCCGACGCTGCCCGCTTCCAGAAGACACCGAAGCGAGCACTGAAGCTCGACCCCGATTCGGTAACAGTCGTATATGTGCCGACCTGCGTGAAGCCGCTTGGCGCGGTAGGCGCAGCCGGAGCCGTCCCGCCGGACTGCCCCAAGAAGATGATGGCAATCAGTATGTCGCCATTGACGATACCGGCTGGCGCGCTGACGGCGGTATTGGCTCGGCTCGCGTAAGACGTGCTCGCTACCGAACGAAACGCTGCCACCGCCATTGCTTAGGAGAACGTGACGTTGATCGTGAACGCGATGCTGTCGCCCGATGCCAGGTTGATCGCCGAAAAGTCGCCATAGACGTCCATGTTCCCGCCCGTCGGGGGCGAGCCGGAGCCGACAGCGTCAAAGACACCAACTTCCGTGATTGCGCGCGTGCCGGCAGCCGTAAGCGTGCCGGTGAACGTGATCTTGTCGTTGGTGACGGTCGTGGTGCCCTGCGCAGGCGTAGCGGCTGCACGGGCCTCTGTCGTCGATGTGGTGGTGACAACGTTCGCAGTCTGAGCAGCTGCCGAACCGGTGCCCCACTGAAGCCACCAGGAGGCAGCGGCGAGAAGCTGTGTGATACGCGCCAGACCGGCGTTCTGAACTCGTGCGACCATCGCGGCGTGCTCCTGTTATGCCTTGCGGCCGATGAGATGTTGACGGATGCGCCATGCCAGACGGCGCAAGGGATTCCTATGCCAGTAGGTCAGCGTGCCGAGTTCCTCGACCGTGCCGTCTGCGCGTGTGATCACTGCGGTGATACGGGCCTCGCGCATCTTCGTGTTGGTGAGCATTCCGCCGCTGATCATGGCCGTTCTCCCGAAATGAGGAACCCCGGCAGTTGCCCGCCGGGGTGTTGATTACGAAGCGAGCTTCGCGTCGATCAGCTCTTTCAGCTTCACGTTCGAGATGTTGCCGGGAAAGTCGGTGATGCCGAGTTCGGCGGCCTGCTTCTTGAGGTCGTCTCGCTCGGAGGAGCCGCCAGCCTTCAGCTTTGCCAGTTCGGCATCGCGTGCGGCCAACTGCTTCTTGAGGTCGTCGATCTCGTTTGCCGTGTCCGCTGCGACGGCCTTGAGTGCAGGGCCGGACGTTTCCGGGTCATCCGTGTAGGAGCCCTCGACGTTGAACCAGCCGGCAGCCTCGATGTGCTGCTGCTCGCGAGCGTATACTTCGACCTCGACGGCCTGACCCGGATCGACAAGAACCGGACCAGAGATAGCATTCAGGCCGCGCGGGCCTGGCTGGGTATTGGTGAACTTCATGGCTGGCTCTCCTCAGATGCCGTCGAGGTAACGGACGGACTTCGGACGGCGGATATCGACCCCACCGACACGGAAGATACCGGGAACATCGAACTTGATCGGACCCGTCTGCCAAGCCGGCAGGAAGCGGAAGGGCATCGGCAGATGCATCTTCACGACTTCAGGCGAACGACGGTAGGCGACCATGCGCTTCGTGCTGCCGGAACCGGCGGTGTCGAGGTAGCCGAACATGCCGCGGATGGTCAGAGCCTGACCGGTCGTGCGGGTGTAGATGTTGTTCCGTTCGACCCATTCCAGAATGGTGGTCTGGTTGACAGCATCGATACGGCGCGTCGACAGATCGAGAAGCACCGCATACGGGAGGAGGATGGTATCCGCGATCTCAGCACCGAGCGTACCGGTGAAGATACCGGTCAGCTGGCCGTTGATGTCGCGAAGAACCTGGTCGGGTGTCTTGCTGGCGAAGGTGGTCGCCGAACCGGTGCCGTCTGCCGGAGCAGTGGTGGCCGTCGGTGTCGAAGCGTTCACCAGGCCCGTGAGGCCCTTCGTGGTGTCACCGATGAAGGAGACGCTATCGATCTTCTCTTCGGCAATGCGACGAGCCAGCGAAGCCTTGTCTGGCGACAGGTTCATGCCGAGCAGCTGGGCGGTGCCAAGCTCCTCGAGATTGTACCCGTAGCCGATCGCAGCCATGCTGACGCCGGTTTCGAACTTCTCGCGGGTCAGTTCGACCTTCGGAACGTCCTGGGCGTTGCCGTTGAACCACTGCGCCTGGCCGACGCCGTCCATCGAGAAGTAGGTGACGGACTGGATCCACTCAGGGGCGGAGGTGTCGACGGGGATCAGGGACGGATACTGGATGTCCTGATACCGGATCGCATAGACCGTCGGCTCGATGAGCGAGGCCTGACGGATAAGGAAGCTCATCGCGACCTGCTGAGCGTCCTGCATGATGTGTGTATTCATTGGAGATCGCTCCTGTTAGCCGAGACGCAGAGCAGCGAGGGCAGCACCGGAAGTGCTGGTATCCCACTGAGCGCCCGCGATGAGGGTGTTGCCGGATGCGGAGTTCGTCAGAACGCCGGTAGCCGGGACGTAGTAGACGGGGTCGCCGACAGCGACCGCGACCGATGCCTGCACGACGATGACACCCTTTTTCATCAGGGCGACATTCGAGTACTGCTCGTACTTGCCGGTGGGCTGCGTCGTGTCGAGCACAGCGATACCTGTGAACTTGACCGTGGCTTCGGAGTCCACGACCTGGTTGTCAGCGGTGCCCTGCACGCCGACCTTGCCGAAGCCGATGCCCTCAACGTCTTCCGCAACGCGGGTAACGATGACGTTCGGCTCCATGTTGAGGACCATGCCCTCGATCCAGCGGGCGTGCTGGGCTGCGTAAGTGGTCTGAACTGCAGGCATCAGGCTGCTCCCTTCGACTGGTTGCCCATCCATGCCGTGGACATGTCAGTGACCATGGAGGTGTGAGCGGCGTTGCTGGTGTTGTCGGTCGGCTTGGGGCCGTCCTTCATGACTGTGGCGAACGGATCGGCCGTCTTCTTCGCGTCCTCGACGAGAAGGTCGAAGCGAGCGTCGATGTAAGCCTCTGCCTTGCCGGCAATGGCTGCGTCACCGATCTTGGCGACGACGACAGCCTTGCGGATGTCAGCGTCAGAGAGACCTTCCGTCTTCACGTCCTTGGCGATTGCCTTGGCGGCGGTGACGAGGTCGGCGCGAGCCTGTACCCGCTTGTCGAGATCGGCGTCGGAGAGCACCTTGGCCTTCATGGCGTCGAGTTCGGCGTCCTTCTTGGCCATTGCAGCGTCGTGAGCCGCAACAACTGCCTGGTGCGCCTTGTCGGCGTCGGCGAGCTTGGTGTTGGCATCAACAAGCCGGGTCTGCAGCGTGCCGATGACTACGGCGCCCTGGTCGGTCACCTCGACCGGGATTCCATCGACGGTTACCGTCTTCAGGGTCATGATCTTTTCCTCTTTCGGTTTCTGATCACTGGTGATGGGGGAAATCCCCCAGGCAGTCGCACCGTCGCCGATGCGGACTTTCGAACCGGCACGCCCCGCCGCTACGATAGCGACGTGGTTGATCCGGATATTCTTCTGAATGGCGTCGTAGGCCTCGCCGTCGGGCGTCTTGCCCGCCGTGAAATCGAGATCGCAGGTGTATCCGGCGGACAGTTCCTGCTTGCCGGACTCGATGTCCTTGATGGTCGCCTCGTCGCTGACCATGAGCGGGACGCGGAGATAGATGCTCTCCCCGACGATCTCGTCTCCGGTCTGGCCGACTGCGTATTTCTTCCAGTTGTCGGACGTGACCAGTTCCGGCGGGTGATCATTCGTCACAGGGCGGTGAGCGGCGCTCTTCAGCGTGTCGGCTGCGAACACCTCGACACCGGGGCGATATACCTTGACCACGCCCATATCGGGCTTGCCGACTTCGGAACCGAGATAGGCCTGTATGCCGGTCCGCGCGATGCGAGCGTCGGCGATAAGGTAGCCGTCTCCGGTCCGGCGCGTTCCTGCGACGGTTACAGCATCGGTGAATTGCATTATGTTACCTATCTGGATGGTGGGAGGCGCAGATGCAGGCGATGTTCAAGGTATGCGAGCGAGGAAAGACCGGTCACGTGCTCGGCCGAGTGACGATAATGTCCGGCGGCCACACACTTGATGAACAGGTCTCCGAGGCGCGCCGCGTCGCCATAGAGCAAGGGATCGTCAAGAAGGACGACCTCGACAAAGTCGTTTTCGTCTACGTCGACTGAGTATTGCCAATCTTCGCTTCATCAGTCACAACATTTCCATGACCGACGAACAGTTTCGAGCACTCCGGCAGTTGATCCTTGAGCAAAACTCAAAGATTGCGGAACTGACCTTGGAAGTCCGGCGCTTGAAAGAGTCTTTCGAGACCACCGAGGTAATCGTCGTCGAGGACGAGCGGATCGGCTTGGACGGTCTCGAAGATCTGCTTAAAACTCGACGATCCCGCGGGCCAAACAACGGCAATTGATCGGCTGCCCGGGTGGTAAGCCGTTCTCAGCGCCGGTTGCCTCACCCCATTTGTAGGTGTTTCCGTCTAGGCTTCTATGCCGTGGTCGGACTCTCTCGTCATGGCTGGTAAGCCAGCTGTATGACGTCACTCCTGCTTGCTGCTGCCTGATCCGGTTCAGATCGCTGTTCAGCTTTGATGTCTGGTCTCTAGCGATCAGCCTGGCTCGCCGATCAGTGATGCCGAACTGTTCCTGCAGAGACTTCCGAAGTGTCGTCACCGAGTTTCCGGCGATGCTGCTGGCATATACCGTCTGCTCGACCCGCTTCACGACGTCATCGGCCAGGCTCTGTATCAGCGAAGTGTTCCGCGCAACTGCTGCCTGCAGGTACTCGGCTAGATCCTCCTGCGAGACGACCGCTTGCAGATTGATCCCGAGTGCCCGCTTGGCCGTTGCCATGAAGGCTTCGGTATGGCGCTCCGCTTCCAGATCGAGGATGCGGTTGACCGTGTTCGAAGCGATCCGCTGCAATTGATTGGCCAGCGCCTGAAGGCCACCGAACCAAGACCTGTCAGCATCGCCCGTGTAAGCCCGTGCAGCGCGTTTCTGCTCCTGTTCAGACTGGTAGAGCGGGATGATGCTCTCCCGCGTCATGGAGGCGATCTGCGTCAGCATGGAGCGCAGGGCGGTGTAGTACTGCTTCTCTGCCGACAGCCTCACATCGACGGCCGGCAGTTCAATCTTGGTGCCCTTGGGCTTGTCAGCCAGCTTGGCTATGGAATAGCGGAGCATTAGGCGCCCTTGATCTGGCGAAGGCGCATCTCCAACGTGGCCGCATCGTCGCGATCGAGCGCGATCACGATGCTTTTCTTCGCGCTCTCCGCATATACCATCAACGCTTGGCGGATTTCAGCGCCGGTGAACGTATCGATCATTCCACCCATGACATATTCGATGGTAGCGATGGTACGCGCTACCATCTCAATGTCGCGAGTGCAGATAGCAACCTTCCAGTCTTCGTCTGCAACGCCTGTCTTCCACTCCTTGCTCATGCTTCGCTGATCCTCGCCTTCCAGTTATCGTCAACCTCTTTGAAGATCTCCGGACCGAGGATGATTTCACCGCGGTACGGCTCGACCTTCGAGAGATCCATGCCCTCCGGTATCTGCCACGTGATAGTGACGTGTGGCTGATAGTCCGGATAATCCGTCTTGGCACCGAGGCGCTTGATGTCCTCGTGGCGCCAGGTCAGACGCGAGCTTGCGAATTGCAGCACGACAGCCTGCCCGAATTGCTCCATGAGGCGCGGACCACCGGCAAGGATCTTGATGGTGTTGCCACTATCGGCCCACTCGATGTCATTCCCGACCTTGATCCAGTCGAGCGGCGTCCGAGTGTGTATGATGGTGACGTGCAGGTCTTCTTGAACCGTATCGAAGCCCTGAGCCTTCGCCCACTTCTTGATATCGCCGGCGTTGACCACGTCGCGGTGAATGTAGAGCGTGCGAGGAGCGGCATCATTCGCCTGCTGGCGCGTCTGCTGCTCATCTGGCTCATCGGTCGCTTCTTCCTGCCCGAGATCGAATTCCCCTGCGGCATCCGTGTCAGCAACTGCCTGATCAAGACCGGGATAGAAGCCCGATTCCACGAACTGGTTAGTCGCTACAGTGCGCAGCTCTTGCGGCGTGAAGGTGCCGGCCTCAGTCAGGATCTTGACCGTCTCGGCGTTCATCTTGCCGATTTCAGCCTGTTCCTTCTCCGTCATCTGCTTGAGCGGAGACCACTCGTAGAAGACTTCCGGCGGGCGGCTGCCGAGTGCGGAGCGGATCAGGCACTCATCGAAGCGGTAGAGCGCGGGTGTGATCTCCAACTGCTGGATGGATGACACCCGGTCATAGTAGTTGTTCATGTCGGATTCGCCGGTCGATGACATGCCGGCCGGAGACTGGCCGAGAAGGCGCGTCACCGGGATATCAGCGGCACCAGCTGCCATCTGAAGGAACGACTGCATCACTTCCGGCAAGGTGGCGAAACTGATCGTCTTGCGCTCGTATTCCTCTTCCTTGTCGAGGATCAGCGCTCGGTTGATGCCCTTGGCCGTAGCGGCCAGCATGAAGCGGTCGAGCAGCCGCTGCGAATAGGTAGGGTCCGACAGGCTGTTCATGAACTCAGGAATGCGGAAGACGTCGACATTGGCCTCGAACACAAGGCTGGCGATATTGGCCGCCGTGGCGTCCGCATTCTTCATCGCCGAATAGACGGCTTCGATGATGCTATCGCCCCAGCCTTGGCTTGGGCCCATGGACAAGATCTGGTCACCATGCGGCGCACCGATGAACACCACCATCCGGGAAGGATGAATGCGGACCATCGACTGCGCGCCGGTCGCCTCGTAATAGGCTGGCTTGCCGTAGAACTCCGAAAACACGTCCTGCTCGATCGGGCCTGCGGTCACATCGCGGCGTGTCAGCACCGTGAGGTACTTGATTCCACCCTTGGCGATGCGCTCGACCTGCAACGGCTGCATGAGGTTTTCCTCGCCTGTCCCGATGAACAGCGCAGCGCCACCCCACAGACGGGCCTTGACCTTCGCCTCGAGCAGTTTCTGCCAGAAACCGAGCCGGTTCTGCTCTGCCTCGATAAGCTCGATCTGGTCCTGCTCTGCCTGCCAGTCACGCCCCTTGCGGACCGCGTCCATGGCCGGGATATCGACAATCTTGCGACCGAGCCAATTGCTCTTGTAGATCGCCGCCAGCTGGTAGTCGTCGATGTACTGGATGCCGTAGGACGCCGTCGACATCTTGTCGCGCAGGGGATCGCCAAGGCCCGCAACGACAGACCGTAGGCTGTCATTGGCCCTAAGCTGGATCACATCACCCATTGCGCTTCTCTCTTCTGATGTTCGGCGGGTTCTTGACTGTGTCTCGGACGATCGACGGGAGGGCTTTCACCACTCCCTTGATCCCTGCCTTCTTCCGGGCATCGGCGATCATCTGCCGGCGCTTCTCACAAGGTCCGCAGGCCATGGTCATCCAACGTTTGCAAGGGTGTAGGAGGAGCCCAGCGCCAGCTCGTTCAGAGCGTCGGCGAAGGCGTCCACCTGGTCGTCATTCGGAGCATTCGGGAAGGAACAAACCTCATCGAGGAATATGTCGTTCCATGAACCGCGCAGCAGCTTTACGTTTCCAGCCTCCGCCTGAGCCGAAGCCGGTTTGGCGCGAACGCTTTTCTCACCTGTGGGCCGGATGGTGGCCACATTGTAACCCGCAAGCAGCTTCACTTTGGTAGCGGCATCCGACTTACCGGCCGCGCCGGGATCTTCAGGCATCCTTATCCGGACCATGATCCCGTCTTGGCTTGCCGTGTTTTTCAGGTTCTTCTCGACATCGGCAGGCGACCACTGATCGCGCCTTACATCCTCGATGTAGAATGTGCCCCCGTGGTAGGCCATCCGAAGCCCCACGGTCCAGTCAGGCTTCTTGCCCGGCTTCGGCTGCGTTGCCGCGAAGTCCCAAGCCCTGCAGCGTTTGGCGCCTGTCGGTACCGCATCAACGATCTCGAAGTCACCACGCTGGAACATACCGCCAGATCGAGGTGTTGGCCGCTGCTGATACTGACCAGAGTAGGCATATGAACCCTTGGCCTTCTTGAGCCGTTCGATCTCCGTGGCCGGAAAGCGCTCAGGAAACAGCAGTTCCCCGTCTTCCGTGCGCGGGTCTTGGAAGAACAGTTCACCATCGACGTACGTCTGGCACTTGGCTTCTGGCTCGAACTCCATCGGCAGGTTCAGGTGAATGAACCCGATATCCAGTTCTTTCGCGACCGCTGCAACGTCCTGCTCGTGAAGACGCTGCATGATCAGCACAATGGCAGATGTCGTCACGTCGTTCAGTCGGTCCGAGATACCTTCTCGGAAGATACGAACCGCAGCCTGCCGCTCGGTGTCGCTCTCCGCCGTCTCTGTCGAGTGCGGGTCATCGATCTTTACCCGATCACCGCGACCACCGGTCATAGAACTGAACGGGCGGGCCTCGCTGAAACCACTTCCGACGTTCTCGAACTTGCCCTTGGCGTTCTGGTCATCCCGCAGCTTCAACGCCCATATGGCTTGAAACTTATCGCTTTCGATCAGCCGGCGGAGCTTGAGGTTGTCGCGCAGCACGTTCGGCTGGCTGTAGGATGTAGCGAGCACCTGAATGTCAGGACGTTCGCATGGTCCCCATTCCCAAGCCGTCCAGAACACCATAACCAATGATTTCATCATGCCAGGCGGCACGGTCATCATCAGGAACTGTATCTTGCCCGCGGTTACCGCTTCCAGATGCTTGCACATCGCACGAAGCGCCCAGCCGAACCTCAATTCCTTCTTTGGCTCAAGGATCGACCAGAACTCTTGTATGAACCCTTCCAGCGTCTGGCATCTTGCCCGAATGCGTTCAGCGTCCTTGGCAATGCGTTCCCGCTCTGCCTCGGCTCTACGCCTCTCCTTCTCCGCCCGGATCGCCCTCATCATCTCCGCTGGCGCCGGCAAGCGGGCCAAAGATGGCTTCGAGTGCATTGAGCTGTTCATCCGATACGTTGGTGAGGTCTACGGTCTGGATAGGCCCGCCACCGCGGCCCGTGTGCTGAACGCTGGCGAGCTTGGCATGCATGTAAGGCGCTGCGTCTTTCGCGATCGAGGCTGCAGCATCCCAATCATTCTTCTCGGCGTGTGCGCGCATTGCCTTCAGCATCACCTCCAGAGGCGTCAGTCCGTCAGCCGATGCCTTGTCCGCAATCTCGCGAGTTCGCTTCGTGGCGGCTCCTCTGGGGCGCCCTGCACCCTTCCTTGGTCCACCGCGCATGATTTGATTTCCGCTTTGATTAAATTCAGAAAGTTGCCGATAACCTGTGGAGAAGTCGAACAACGTGGGGAACGTGAACAACTACGGAACTTCGAGCCGCGTTTGGTTGCAATCAAACTTGACGGAATCGCCTGTTTCCAACTTCATGGTTGTGCAACCATAGAAGGAAAGCCAAATGGCTCAAGTTACCTACCCTTGTTACTGGCAGAAGAAGGACAACGGCGGATATTGGTATTGGATCTACTACGCGAAGAACGGAGAAGAGATCAGCCGCAGTAGTGAGAGTTACGTCAACAGGAGCGATTGCACGCACAGCATCACTCTAATGATGAACTCAGCGTCTGATCAAATCTTCTTCACCGAGTGACGTTACATCGGGGCAGACGGTAGCGTGTCTGCCCTATAGTCCCGGCGCGCCGCATTCTCTGCAAAGCTGCGGAGCCCGCCAAACTCCCTCACCCGGCGGCTGATACGACTGGCAGCCGGAGAGGAAGGCAAAGATGATGATCAGCCACAGAACCTTGCAGGCAATGTGCAGCGCTTGATCCTGGGCGAACGTCGTCTTGCCGCGCACCTTGGCCTCGTCGATGACCGTGTGTGCCGCCCACTCTACCAGCCCGAGCCATACGTTGGCCGTCACAAGGGCCACAGCGGCTCCCTGGATGCCCGCGTGAGCTACGAGATGGTAGAACCGTAGCGGCCCCTTGGCCTTGGCGTCCGAGAGGAACTGGCCTTGAAGCGGATAGTCGCATAGCCAGTGCGCCCCGAGGAGCATCAAGGCGAGCATTAGGATTGTCTCGATCAGCATGCAGGCTCCTGAAATGGAAAACCCGCCACCGGTTGGGGTGACGGGCTGTGATACGTGCCTACCTACAGGCTTACGGAATGATTGCCCTAGTCGGCCCCCTCAGGGCGTCTGGCTACAAGGACTTTTCCAGACCCGTTACCCAACTACGGCTATCTTCGGCGGCCGTCGCCTACCACGAGAGTCGAAGCAACAATGTTGCCGCCTCGCTTTCTCGAATTGGCTCCAGAGGCCTCGGCGACACCGTATCTCTGGCTTATGGCGCCCCGTGAGGGGAATAGCTGGCACCCGCGAAGGTCAGCTAATTTCTATGCCGCCTGCTTCCTGCGGGCTTCGCGTTGCCGGCGGCGTTCGTTCTGTGCGTCTGCCCAGGAGAAGTCTCTCAGGCTGGTGTCGAAGCTGAAGCAGTCATCAGCGCGCCAAACTTCGATGATGGACGTTTTATCGCTGTTTTCGGGGGTGTTTGTAAAGTCGCCTTCTGCTTCATTTTCGTTATGCTGCAATGGCTTGCGGTCGAAAGCTCGCAAAATACATTTAATTGCGGAGTCTTTCCGCCAATCTCCAAGCTGTCGACTGACGCCTTCGACGGTCCGGCACCACTTTGCGAAAGCCTGTCCACCGGCCTCGGCAGTGGCCCATGCCCACAGTGCGCGGCGCTTCTTGGTATCCGGTATCAGCTTGATCATCTCCATCGCTGCTTCCCAGATGCCGACGTCGTTGGTCGTTGCGCGGAGGTTCTTCGGGTCGAGCCATGCCCAGTTGGCCGCATGCAGTTCTTCTTCCTGCCAATGGTTCATCTCGGCGAATGTATGGACGTAGCCCATATTCATTGCCTTGAGCTGTGCCGGCTTGCCCGTGCTGGGCAGCTTGCGTTCCACCTCGGCTGCTCGCACGAAGATCTCGGTGATTTCAGCTTCCGTCATGCGCTCATTCTCCGGTCATCTAATAGTTCCATTTGCGGGTTGCCAAACACCCGGCACGCCCGCTCCCAAATCAGCCCCACCAACGCAGCACGTTTGTTCGTTATACCATCCAATCCCATGCACCAGAACTGCAGGCCTCCTACTGGCACACCGTCGAAGAAGGCAAGGAACCGGGAGACATCGCGCTCCATGATCGACGGGTAGTTCTTCTTGAAGGCGAGGATTATATCGCTTGTTGCCCACAGGCCGGTCTCGTCGAGCGCTGTATCGTTGTTGGCGGTCTCTACCAGTGTCATGACCACGAAGCGCGCGTGCGGCCTTCCATGGCGTCTCCTGATGCGATCCAGAGAAGCCACGGCCCTTGTCTGCCCATGCTTGGGCATGACGTTCTTCGGTACGATCTCGACGCCGAACTCTTCGAAGATGGCAATGGCTTCCGGGTGATCCGTCATAGCATCCCTTTCGCCTTCTTCTCGGCGATCCGCCGCACCGCGTGGAGTCCAGTCGTATGATCACGTCCACCGAATAGCCGCCCCAGTTCAGGGTAGCTCATCTCCGGCTTAACGATCGTCTTCAACTCCCACATGATAAGCTGACGGTAGTCGACGAGCGGGTGAGTGCGTCTCAGGCCGCATAGAGCCTTCATGGTGATGCCAAGCTCTTTGCAGCGGCTGCGCATATGGGCCTTGCACGGCGACAACATCCGTTCTCTCCACTCGATCACATGAGCATCGAACTTGATGGGCCACTTGCGCCACATGGGAGACCGTGGGCGAGGCTTTGGCTTGTCAGGCGCTGCGACAGCAATCATTGGCTGTTTGCGCTGTGGTGGCCTGCCCATAAGCCGCTGGTGAACGGCGTTCGCGCTTGCGATGATCTCTGCACCGGATGTGTAGTTTCGAGCGGCGATGTTCATGCTGCGGCACTCCTTACGATCTCGCGTTCAAGCTCGTCCCGGGTCGTCTGGAAATCCCGGTGAAGGATCGCGATCCCTCCCTCTTGCTGCCAGGCCTTGGTGTTGCGCTCAAAGTCATCAATGAGGATGTCTCCACGCGAGTGCATGAACAGCGGCTTATTGCGTCCGCCCATGACCGGCAGGACGTGGCAGGTTGTCGATAGATGCTCCCTCACCCACTCCCGCTTCTGACGGGCTACGTGGGCATAGTTCGAGCTGGGGCATGCGGTGAGGATGATCGGGCTGAGCCATGAAATCCGATCAAAGAACTCTTTGGCGCCGGGGCACTGTGGCATGTCGCGGAAATATGATGGATGAGCGTTGATCGTCGCCCACATGGTATCGTCCGCCAAGCCGCGATGGTCGACACCGAACAGCGCCGGGAAGTGAGCGTCGAAGTCAGCCATGACCCCGTCCAGATCAAGATAGACACGTGGCTGCTTCATGCTGATGCTCCTACCCTCTCGACCTGGATAACCTTGCCTCCCTTGCGGAACAGGCGCTCTGCCTTGCACTTGGTGAGCGCCTTCTTCGTGGTCGGTCCGCTCAGTGTCTCGGAGACGATCGGGCTGTTCATCTCGCGAAGGAATTCCTCCTTGGCCGCCGCGTCAGCTTCGTCTTTCGTCGAGAAGATGATGTCGTGCTTGCCATTGCGGACAATCCGGTTCTCGCCGTGGTGATAGAGGCGATACCAGGCTATCCAGCCGGTCGGGCTACGATGCGCGCCGAAATCACATTTGTTGCTCATGCTGCCACCTTCCGCTTACGCCGTAGTTCGCTTGTCCTTTGCTCGACACGGGCAATGGTCATGAGCACCGGCTTTAGTTCGTCCGGCGCCGTGTCGTAGGCCATGACGCGGGTGGCGCGTCCTCCGTTCAGCCGAGGCAGGACGCCGCGGGGGATTGGCAGCCAGTTCGATGGATCTGTATTGAGTCTGTTGCCGTTCACGCACTTTAGGCACATGCCGTCAGGCACGGGGCCATTGGCCTTTTCCCACTCATGCAGGTGCTTCAGCACATAACGGCGCTCGTAGCCGGTGTGCGGGTTGATATCATCGATGCTGACTTCGACATAGCCATCTTTCGACACGCGCTCATGGCCAAGATAGTTGGTGTTGTGCGGGGTATCCCCCTTCTTGAACTGCGTCTTGCGCGCGTTGGGGTGCCGGCCACCTGTCCCAGGCGGGCAGATCTTGCCTTTGTTGAAAGGTGTTTGCCCCGCCGCGAAATGCCCTGTCCTGCCTGTCTTCCAGCCTCGGCGCTTGCGCAGCGCATGCAGGTTGCCGGCCGACACGTCATATCGAGAGAACTCCTTGCAGAAGGCAGCATGATATTCGCTGATCGGGAGAAGCCGGTTGGTCTCCAGCCAAGCCATTTGCTCGGCGCTGTAGACGATCCAAGTCCCCTTCACTTGTCGCCTCCATCGGTGATGGCAGCAACCTTGCCGTCGATCGTGTCCGGCTGCCGGAAGATTGTCGGGAGCATTGGCTTGAAGCGATCACCATGGTTGGCCACCAACGTTGCTGCCTTGAGGGAAAGATCAGAGTTGCGAATTAGCTGCTCGCTGACCGCGACAATGGCGTCGGTGCGCTTTACCTCGGTCTCGATCTGCTCAGTTGTGAGGTTTTCATCGCTCAGGCGTTCAAGCTGGCTGAACAGGTGGTTGTTGAGGTCGATCAGTCGGTTTTTCATCTGCTTCTCCAAACATCTTCTGGGTCGATTCCTTCGGCGGCCATGCGCTCCACCGCTACCCGTTGGCGAGCGTCATAGTTCTCCCAATGCTCTCTTTGCTTCTCCGCCCCCCACTGGTCCCACGTCGTGGCTCGGTCGAACTTGTCGCCGAACCGCTTTTCCTGCCGCCAATGCAAGCAGTAGCTCGGCCACCAACGAGTTAGCTTGCCTTTGCAGCCGTCCTTGCTGTCGATATGGCGAGCGATTAGCTGTTCGATCTGATCCGGCTCGGTCTCAGGACCTCCAAAGCTGCGAAAGCCTGTTTCAGACCAATAGGAAGCCCCTGGGGGCTGCACGGTGTAGGTCTGCCAACCGAAGCTGAAGAGGATCAGTGTGGGGATGCCACGCACCTCAATCTCAACTGGGTCTAGTTCATTCATGCCGATCTTCATCACGTGGGCTTCGCCATAGGCGCGGGTCATGAAATCGCGGCGAGGCGGCGGCTCATATGGTTTCGGTGTGGGTGGCGGCGGCTCCATGAGGGCCAGTAGGGAAAGCTGCTGCATCAGAACAACTCCGGCGGCCGCTCTGGGCGCATGGACACATAGCGGGTGTATTGGGCTTCGAATTTCATGGTCTCGCGAACGTTGGGATCACCGAACCGGCACTTGATCGAGCCGATTTCAGCGATGCCCTCGATCTCGGATCCGAACACCTTGTTGATCTTCTTCCAGTCGGCGTCGGTCGCAGCGGTCGCCACGCGATCGGCTTTGTATTTCTCAGCGCGATACAAATAGATGATGCCGTCGTAGTCGGCCTTGGCACCCTCCCCACCATACAGATCGGCTGATATTGGCCGTGGGTTGTCTCGACGGGTTCCGAAGCTGTTGCGCTGGTTCAGCACGAGAAACGCGCTCTGGGTCTCGTCTGCGAGCGCCTTGAGCTCGACTGTGACTTCACCGGAGATGCGGTCCGGCGATAGCTTCGGGTCGCGAGGCTTCACCTTGCCGATGTGGTCGAGCACGATCAGCGGAGTCTTGCCGTTTGACCGCTTCTTGATGAAGCGACGGGCATAGGCCGTGAGCTGCGTCACTCCTTCCCGCTGGCAGCGGATGATTTCCAGCGGCTGCCGTTCGATCCACGTTGCGAACTGGACGCACCTGTCGCGCTCGCCCTCGTTCATGAGCCTCATCGGCTCGTCCTGCTGCTTGACGCTGATGCCGTGCACCTGGGCGATCATCTGCCGGATGCACTGGTAGGCCGACTGGTCGTAGGAGAGGAAGAGAACCGGATGACCTTTGACTATGGCATCGTGGATGATCTGGATCGTCAGGGATGTCTTGCCCTCGCCGGACGAGGAAAGCAGCCCGTAGAGGTTCCCACCGGCGAACACCGTTTCCGACAGAACGCGGCTGATTTCTTGAAGGCCGATCGGGACACCGACCACGCCATCTCGCCGACTGGATGCATTGAAGGCCGCGAGGTACTGAGAGCCAGGAGATTTGATCGCCTTCGATTCCGAAAAGCGCGACAGCAGATCCTTCAGCCGTTGCTCGAGCCCTTCGATCTCGTCGCCGAGCGTCAGCAACGTATGGCCTTCCTGAGCGAGGTTGGCGATAAACTCGGCTTCTCTTGCCAACTGCCGGGACATCGATGCCCCTTTGACAATCTGGACCTTCGCGTCGAACTCCTGCGGGATAGTGTAGAAGCCGGACTTCTGAAGACGGTTCAGGTATTCCGCCGGGGTGATGTCGAGCCCCTGGGCCGCCCTCGGTACGAATGACTTGAGCGTGGTGGCGTCAGCGATCTGATGGCCGCTGCAGAGCTGCTGGATGGACGAGTAGATCGTCTGGTGAAGGGATTCGGAGAAATCGTGCGGCTCGAGTCCGCAGGCAACGAGATAGTCATTCTTGCACAGGATGCCGGCCAGTATGCCTTCCTCGGCTTTGAACACGTCATTGTCCGAGATGCCGTCCATCAGGCGTTGATCTGGGGTGAAGTCGCGTTGAAGGGCGTTCATGCGGCTTCTCCGAACTTCCCGGCTTCGTCGCCGAAGTGATCCCAGCCAGGCCGGTTGGTGCGGGAGTAGAGCTCGAGGCGGCGCGCGTTCGGCATCAGCTTCTCAGCGGCGCGATAGGCTTCCTCTGGCTTGCGGGAGTGTTCACGGGCGAGACCGGTAAACCCTGAGCGGACCGACTTTGATGTCTTCGGCTTGCCGCGCGTCCCGATCAGGAAGGGCTCATTGCTCGATCTCAGGACGTAGCCGGTTCCGAAAGCGATCTTGCCGTGTACAGTCGTCTTGAGCCAGGTGCCGGCAGTCTTGAACTCGAACCCTTGCGCCTTCATCACTGTGATGGCCTTGTCGAGCATCGGGTTTATTGCCCACATCCAATGGACGCAGTTGGCGGTGCAGAGATCGAGGACCGGCAGAGCCATGATCTCGTCGAGCGGCATCACACGGTAGTGGGCCTGTGCCGACTTCCCCTCGCCTTTGCTCGAGCGGAGTTTGTAGCCCCAGGCGAAGTCCGACATGATGAAATCATAGGAGTGAGGCTGTAGGTCGCCCCACGGCCAGTTGAAGAGCCTCATGCTGCGCTCCTCCGGAACAAACCGGGGTGCGAAATGATTGGGTGTCCAGAAAGGAGCCAGCCATGACAATCATCCCGACCGAGCCCGATCCAGGACCTAAGCCCGGTCCCCTTCCGGACCTGCCGCCTGATGTTCCACAGCCTCCGCTCGAGGAACCAGAGCCCGACGTCATTCCGGAGGACATTCCGACCTATCCGGACGAGCCCGACCTTCCGCCGAATCCAATGTGAGTTGATGAGTGTGGTCACGCCGCGCTCCTCTTGGCTTCGAAAGCACCTGTGCGCAGGTCCATGAACCGCTGCTGCATCCATTTGATTTCTGGGATGGCGCAGTTGTGCCAGCATGTGCAGATGCCGATCGCCTCGGCTGCGTCTCTCTGCTCTGCCTTTGTCGACGGCAGGCCGATCGACTCCCGCTGGGCATAATCGATCGCGAGGTCTTTCCAGTCCTTGCCCTCGGGTGGCTTGACGCCCTTCCCGAAATAGACCGGCCGCCAGGACACGGCAGCTATGGTGCCGAAGGCGATCCCGCGGATCTGGCACACAGCGCTGATCGCCCCGAAGATCCCGGTGAGCTGAAGCGCGGCCGGGTTGATGGTCGAGATCGTCTCTTCCTTGCCGGTGAGGTCGACTTTACCCTTCTTCTTGAACTGACGGACGCCGTGTTCGGGCCGCTCTATCGCGACGAAGTCGGGATTGTGTTCCTTGAGGAGCCGATAGAAGAGGTTCGCCGCGACGGGATACTTCGCTTCCCATTCCAGCTTGTTGCCGTCGTTGTTCTCGGCGACCGAGAATGTGCCACACCGGATGGAAGCACGATGCTTCTTGCTGTCACGGACAGCCCAGCCAGAGCGCGTTGCAAGATCGAGGCCCATGATGATCAAAGCGCTGCCCTCCCGATGCTGGAGGCCTTGCGCTCGCTCTCAGTGCCTCGCCCGCGAGTGAGAGCCGCGTGTTCGGCGCAATACGAACCCTTAAGCCGACGGGCGCCGCAGCAGAGCATGTGAGGCCCGATATTGTCGTCGATCGGGAACTTGCAGTGATGCGCTTCCAAAAGGGCGAACTCTACCGGCACGACGACTTCAGGAACCACAGGCTCGGCAGAGATAGCCGGAGCATCGATATCCTGCAGATGGCTAATCGCCCGGGGCAAATGCGATACTCGCCTTGCCGATCTGGTCTGAGCAGTCTGCCTGGATGGTTTGCCGCGACTGCCGGCCAATGCGATCTGCATGCGCAGGGCCTTGCCGATGACTGCGTTTCTGGAGGTTCCGATCCGCGCGCCGATCTGGCTGGCGGAATGCCCCTCATTCACCATCTGGCGAAGGATGGCGACGTTCTGATCTGTCCAAGAGAATGGAGTGCGGAGCATGTCGATCTCCTCAAACCAGCGACTGAAGGCGCTTGAAGTGGCGCTCGACTGCCATGTACGGCATCTTCATGATGGAGGCGCAGGCCGCGACCTTGAACTTCCGGCGCATCAGGCCGATCAGTTGTGTGTCATGCTCGGGAAGCCACCGGTGCGTTGATCCGGGCCCGCGCAACCGGATACTCGCGTCCTTTATGGCGTTGCCCTCTGAAGGGGCGGCCATGACGATCTTGTAGCCCTTGCCCCAGACAGTCTCGATGACGAGCCCGACGTCGGCCAATGCCGGACGGATCTTGCAGATGAGCACATCCACGATCTTGATATCCGGCCCCTCGCCGTGGTGGTTGAGGAAGACCGCGTCGTAGATGTCACCCTTGTCGGCCATGAGCGGGAACCGGTCGATCAGGTACTTCGCCAGGTTGAATTGCTGGCGGCTGAGCTTCACCGTCATGGTGCCATTCGTGATCTGACAACCGATCGGGTCGGCGAGGACCGTACCCTCTTCGACAAACTGGAGGCAGCAAGGGCAGATGATTGAGTTGCGCTTGGCTGCTGTATCGAACTCGTGGTTTGCTACATCCGCGTCCATGGGAACCTCTGAGGGGAAGAAGGGCGCCGCATTCGCGCGGCTAGTTGGGCGGCTCAAGCCTTGGGAGGACGGCGAGCCGCCGCGGCACATCACTCGGCAGCTTCGCCGAAGGGGATATCGTCCTCGTCATCAGCCGGCGGGGACTCCTTGTCCGCCTCCGCCTGGATGCGAGCCATGATGTCAGGGAGAACCGTGTCGTATTCCTTGCGACCGAGATCGTAGGACTCCAGCCAGTGCCGGTCCTCGGAACTGCCGCCGTCGTATCCCGACACCCGATCGAGCGCGTTCAGGCCGGCGTGGAAGCCCTTGGCCGCTATCATCTGCTCCTGGTCGACACGGTCGGACGTGAGCAAGTCACCCTGCAGCGTGTCAGGGATGAGGCCAAGCCAGATCAGATTTTCCCGCTCGGACCGGAGCTTGTCGACCGGCTTCTGCTGATCTTCCGCAAGGAAGGCCTTGAGGTAGTGGTCGAGCTTGGCGGATGTGAAACCGGCCGCCTTGGCGTTCTGCCGGTTCGACTTCTTCTCTTCGTTCAGGGCGCGGATCTTCGCCGCGATGTCCCTGTCCTTCTGGTGATAGTAGCTGAACTGAACGCGGCGTTCGCGCTCAACCTTGGTGTTATCGCCGACCGCTGCCGTCATTGCCTACCGTCCTTTCGCTTGCCTGATTTTCGCAGCCAAAGCTTCAGCCTCAGCAGCAAGATCCTCAAAAGATCCATCGGAGTTCCTCGTCATCTCGATGTGGATTTCATGCTGAAGGCGCGCGATCTGCTCGTGGCAGAACTCAAGGTACGCGCCCCGTACCCGACCCAAGACAGTCAGCCTGGGGTCCTTCGTCTCCCCCTTCATCAGACGTTCAAAGCTTCTCTCGGACATGCGGCTCCGCTTGGCGCATTCCTCGACAGCCAGGGGTGCATCACCCCAGCCTTTGACGATCATCTGAAAGAGTTTCTTGGCGTAACTCGACGCCCTGTCCGGGGAGTATGCATCTACTAAAGACATCTGCTTTCCCTGCTTTTTTGTTGAACCATTCTGGTTGGATTTCATCCAGTTCATGTCCGCCAGCCCTGCTAAGTTGATCTTCGTCAGGGCATGGCGGGTTAGGTATCGAGTTCAGCCGCCGCCCGACGACTGAACTGACTGAACTGACTGAGACTGCGAATGAACCCGAACGCTGAGATTGGAACCCTGCGCGCTTGGGTGCTGGAAATGAAACTGATGATCGAGAGAAGAGCCCCCAGTGGGGGTAACCCCTTCTTCTTCTCGGCTCGATTTGCCGCTGTCGATGCAAACACCGACGATGCAGAGCACAAAACAGCCGATGACGAGCGCCAGGAAGAACCCGAGGAGAGCCACTACCATTGGTCGCCCCTGTCGGTTCGAACCATAGGGGCAAGAAGCTCGACAGCATCGCGCACCACACGGACCGCGTAGATTGCGAAGAGGGCCGCCGAGAGAATGACAATGCCGGTCATGCAGCCACCTCGGATCTGGAATTGAATAGATGCGGCATATGCCTGCGCGCCCACAAAAAGAGCCCGCCTTGGCCGATTACTCGCCCATCGTGCTTAGTGAGCAGTTCCGCGCACCGGGCCCAAGAATGGCCTTCGGATCGCCAGCGTTCTACGAGGTCACGGCGTTGGGTGAAATCATCGTGACGACTTCTGCCCTTTGCATCGATCCCACTCTTCTTGAGGAACCGGCGAAGTCTCTCGGCTTTGTTGTGATCGGCGTCGACCGCCTGACGGATGCTAGACCCCGTCTCGACCAACTTCGCCAACTGGCTCAACTCCTCGCGCTCCTCTTCGCTCATTCGCGAAGGAACTACGCCGTTGTCGCAGCAGTATTTGTATGCGCTGGTTCGCGAGATATCGAACATCTCGCAGGCTTGACCGAGTGTAAGGTTCTTTCGGATGATCGTGCCGACAACGACCGCCACGAAGTCTGTGTGGCGCTTTCTCTCACTGACACAACCCGCCTTCTCGCAGATCTGGCGAACCCGCTCCCGGGTTACGTTAAACTCTCTCGCGAGATCAGCCTGCGCTTCTCCACCGAGATACCGGCGAGCAATTTCGGCGTTGCGTTCAGTCTTAACATCAGCGCTTCGAGGCCTATGAAAGTTAATGCTGCGCATCCGGGCATACATCGCGGCCGTGTTGTAGGTGATGCCGACTGCGGCAGCGGCCTGAGATACAGTGAGCCCTTCAGAGGCCAGTCTTTGCAGATCAGCTATGAGACGTCTCGTTCGCTCGTGCATCATGCTGCCTTCTCCGGCAGCTGGAGGAACATCTGCAGCTCGATCGTCTTGTCGACCGACTTCCCGGCTTCGATGATGGTCTCCCACCACTCCTGGGGAATCTTGCCGCGCTCCTTCCAACCTTGGACGGTGGACACTGCAACACGCTTTTCCTCGGTGGAAAGAAGGCTCGCGGTCTTAGTTAGTCCGCCGAGCGTCATAATGATGTTTTCCGCAGGGGTTTTCGGTTCCACTTTACGCATCCATTGTTGCTGTCAGTCTTTTCTACGCGCTTCGCGTAAGGCTGTCAACGTGGAAAACGTAAACGTATCTTGCGTAATTACGTCATGAGCCAAGAAACCGATTCTGTGACCACCAAAGTCCGCGCATTGCGGGAACGTGCTGAGCTGTCGATGGACGCCTTTGCACTCGCGATGGGGTATTCCCGCGCATCGAGCATCCAGAGGTACGAAGATCCGGCGCTCTACAAAAAAGAGTTCCTTGCTCCCGAACTGGTGCTCAAGATGATCAAAGCGCTGGTGGGCAAAGGTGAGCCACCGATCACGGCTGCTGAGGTGTGGTTGCTAGCCCGTCCTGAAGTGATCGCCAGTCGCGGCGGCATCATCGAGTCCTACGACCCTGATGCCCATGAAAGCCACGAGGACGACGCCTATACGCGGGAGCACTGGCGCCCGAAGATTGAGGGCGCGATCCCTGAAATCGACGTGAAGCTTGGCGCCGGTCATGGCAGCATCGGCGAAGTGATCAATCTGCCCGTCGGCGGCGGCCATATCTCCGGTCACCGGGTTGTGTCGGAATGGGTCATCCCGAACGGCTATCTGCGGGGAGAAGCGAAAGCGTCACCAGATCACACTATCATCTGTGAAATCGTCGGCGACTCGATGATCTCCACCTACATGCCAGGCGATCGGGTGATTGTTGACCTCTCCCAAAACAAGCTCGTCGACGACACGGTCTATGCGATCAGCGATGGAAATTCAGAGCCGCAGATCAAGCGCCTGCAGCGGGTGCCATTTAGCGATCCGGTCTTGGTCAAGATCATTTCCGACAACCCGCACCTCGAGACCTTCACGGCCGAACTGTCGCGCGTTCAGATCATCGGGCGCATCTGCGGTCATATTGCCCGGAAGTGAAAGGGCGGCATAACCGCCCAAGCTTTTACGACTGCCTAAGAAAACGCTCGTCTCGCGGGCGTATGTCGGCGATGACGATTGCTATCACCACATCATCGAAATGCTCCAGGCTGACAGAGAGCGTCTCGCAGCGCGGGTTCTCCTGAGATAGTCGCAGTCCTCCTTTGCCATCGAATGCACTGCACACCCGGAACAGATCAACACCAGCCCCGATGTTGACGAGGTATATCCCCTCGCCCCGATATGACGTTACCGGCGCCAGAAGGGCATAGTCTCGGCCGCCGCGGAACGTCGGCTCCATTGCGTCACCCATCACCGGATGCACCCGGAACCGAGGCGAAAGAAAATTTTCGGGCGGGATCGTTTCAATGATGGAGCACATTTTCGCCTCTCGTATCTGGTGGCGTCCGAAGATTCCTAAGATCCACACAATTATGAATTGCAAAAATAGGCACAGCGATATTACTCTGCAGTCTCATGTTGAATATTCCCATATTGTTTTGAAGCATTTCTGACATGAGGGCGAAGCTCCTCCCTTTGGCCCCACTCAACCTATCGTAATGAAGCGGGCCATGGCCTTCTATAGGCCCGGGCGTATGGCCACTGGCCAATATTTATTTGGTTAATTGTTATCGCTATGCATTTTCAATGACTGATCAAAGCCCTAGCCGATCTCTCGACAAGATCATCATCCGGTTGCCGGATGGGCTAAAGGAGCGAATCCGCCGGGTTGCAGAGAAGAACGACCGGTCGGTCAATGCCGAGCTGCTGGTCCTGCTTGAGAAGACCTATCCGTCAGAAACGATCATCGACGAGTATGTCCGCGACATTGCAGATCTGGTAAAGTCGTATCCTGACGACCAGCAGAAAGAACTGTGGCGGTCGATCGTCGACAGGATCAAATCATTCAGCCAGGAAACCAGTTAAACCGCTTCGGGTGAGCACATGACCAGTAAGCCAGAGAATCGCTACGATACGCGTAAGAATGGCACCGGCTACTGGACGGTCTACGATATTTTCACGGGCGAGCCTGCCGAAATAAACGGCGCACAGCTAACCCACTGTGAGATGGATGAAGCTGACGATCTGGTTGACCTCCTGAACAAGCAGTACATCGAGCGGAGAAAGGGGCTTACAACGTAGCTCTCGGACATAACCGAGGCATTAGGATGGTCCTGTGGAGACACACCCTTCGACGCCACCTAAGCGGCCAAGCATCCGTGAAGTCGATATAACCAGCAGATAGTTTTGTTATCCCGGACCCTACCGGGCTGTGCTTTGGCATCCTCCCGCCGGTCAAGCGGTGCAAACGGTACTCGCCACTTACTCAAGCTCGCCTCTCGGCGGTCTCCACGTTTGGTTCTGCTGTTACCCGGCGAGCTGCAAACTCGTGATCCGGCGGGCCATCAACCCCGTCTGACTTCGCCTGGTGAGTCTGGCACCAGTACCGCGTTGGGATTGATTTGCCGGAGTGATCGGCGGCGCGGGACAATGCCCTTGAAAAACCGCTGCCTTTGCGCCTCTGAACCACATCATCTTGGCGGGAACCTCCGAGCGGACCCAAGATTTTGCGCTTTTCAGCACCTCTCGGCAGCTTTCGGCTTCCATCAATTATTGTGATGTGCTAAGCCGAATACATCATTGATGCTGCTTTGAGCGCCGGTCGGATCATCCCGCCGGCGCTTTTCTTTTAGCCGCCTTACGCAAACCACGCAAATCATTTTTACGCGCTTCGCGTACGATTTCTCTTGCGTCTTACGTTTTCTGCGTATAACTTCTTCTCATCAGCCCATCACGACTGACCTCCCAAGCGGGACGCGAGAAACGTGATCGGCTCAACGAGAGGGCAAGCAGATGGCATTCAAAACCGAATATCTCTTCGACGAACTGAAGCTGCCGGGTCTCGGCGAGGGCTGCCTGCTCTATGGGCGCGCCACGCTTGAAGACAACGGCGACGGCGATTTCGTCATCAGCTCTATCGTTCTGGACGGCAAGCGCACGCTGCCTATGCCGGTCGACACGGGGAACAGCTTCGAGCAGATGATCTGCCAGCAGATCATTGCGGTCCTCTACGACGACAAGACCTCCGACGGTCGCCACTGCGCTCAGGAATGGGCTGACGAACTGGAGCAGTCGAAGCAGCCGGACCCTGATGCCGCCCGTGACGCTCGTCTTGAGTACGACGTCCACCCGGTGTTCCGCCCGATCTTGGCGGCGATCTCACCGGCTGCTGCGGAGTGATGGCCATGATCCCCGCTAGCGAACTCCGCAACATCATCGCCGCGATGAACTTTATCGAGCGTCACGAGATCGTGGAAGCCGGTTACGACATGCCGGACGGCTCCTGGCAGCATTTTCAGGAGAACCCTGCAGAGAGGTTCCTAAAGTGCAACGACGAGTGCCGTGAAGCGATCATGCGCGTCATCGAAGCTCACACTACGAGGGCTGAGTGATGAGCGAGCGCATCTCCTACCGCGACTACTGGATCTCGTTCAACCCGAAGCCTGTCCCTGCCTCATGTGGAGTTGATTGGGATTGGCACCACGATGACTTCGACGGCGCACCAGACGGCAACGACAATCGCTGCGGATGCTCTGCATCGCTTGAAGCCGCCAAGGCCGACATCGACGAGCAGATCGATGAACTCGACGAAGACGATCTGGCGTCGGCCATGATGCAGCAGCTCTGCAAAGAGCTTGAAGGAGGGGCGTTATGATCTGCCACCTCCGCACCCTCGGCGAATGCGGCTGCGCTCCCGGCACATGCCACCAGCAGCCACGGGCGATCCCGGCCCCTCTTCATCAGTTCTCGGTCGTCGAGATCATCTCGACCTCGATCCTCATCGGCGCCATCGCGACGTTCATCGCCCTCGTTTCCATCCCACGCGCGATCGGCGCGTCTCACGATCAATTCCTCGCACAACAGGAGAGCCGCAATGGCTGAGCAGTCTATCGGCGCACTTGCGTCAAAAATCGTCGGCCCTTGGGCTTGGTGGCAAGCAGCGCTCAAGAACCCTGCAGCCGTCGGAAAGACGCTCCCGGTCCATGAGAACGAGCCACAGCAGGGCTACTACCGCACTCGCTTCAAGGACAGCCCTTGGCAGCCTGTTGCGATCTACTACCCGGAAGGATCGACCGAGCTTGTAGCGTATCGCGCCGGTCGTGAAGTTCGCCCTGACGAGATCTGGACGTTCGCCTGCCGCAACCCTGTTTCCTTTCAGGCGTACAACGATGCGATCGAGGGCAAAGGCTGGCCTGATGACGACAAGGTCGTCGCCGCCCAGGTCCAGCCACCAGAGCCGACGGTCGGCGACAATTCGGGCAATGAGTTGGTCGACGAGGCAGAAGGCCTCAAGGACCAGATCGCCGCGGCCCTCGCCGGCATGGATGCTTATGCCAAGATCGCCGATGACGCGACCGCAGCAAAGGCACTATCGCTGCGCAATCGCCTGAACGAGCTTTCCGGCCAGGCCGATAAGATCCGCGTCAAGCAGAAGGAACCGCATCTCGAAGCGGGCAAGGCTGTCGATACCAAGTGGCAGCCGCTTGTTAAGTCGGCGAAGGCCGGCGCTGACAAGGTGCGCGATGCGATCGGCGATTGGGAGACTGCAAAGCTCCGGGCCGAACGCCAGCGGCAGCAGCAGGTCGAACAGGCGCGCATCGCCGCTGAGAAGGCCGCCCGCGAGCAGGAAGGTGAAGCGGCAGTCATTGACGCGCCGAAGGTCGAAACTGTTGTGGAGACCGCTCCGGCGCCAATCAAGGCAACGTACGGCAAGGCCGCATCGGTTCAGGTCAAGACGGTTCTGAAAGACGTCACCGACTGGCTGGCGCTGGCCACCTACATGATCGACCACCCGACAATGCAGGACACGCTTCGCCAGCTCGCACAGCGTGCGCTCGATGCGGGCCGCACCAACATCCCAGGCATCACCACAGACGAGAAGGCGGCGGTACGATGAACGCTCCCGTGAAAACCAATATCCCGTCGCTGGCCGGTGGCGGCCAGGTCATGGCCATCGTGCCGCAGACGTTCGAAGAGACGTTCCGTATTTCTCGGGCCGTTGTGTCGGCTGGCCTCGCGCCGTCGGCGCTGATCGGGAAGAAAACTGGAGACGACGCCGCCAGCGCTGTTGCTGTCTGCATCATGTCTGGTGCGGAACTCGGTCTGAAGCCAATGGTATCGCTTCGGAGCTTCACGGTCATCAATGGCAAACCCGCGCTCTACGGCGACGGCCTCATCAACGTGGTCAGGCAGTCCGGCAAAGTGAAGCTGTTGGACTTTGGCTACACAAAGTACAGCCGGCGGCTCCTTCGCGCAGCCGGAGTTCTTCCATCGGAGGAAGATGAGAAGGAGTTTCCAGGCTGCACGGAAGAAGCTTTCAAGGCTCTCTCTGAAGATGAGCGGGCCGGCGGGTACTGTGAGGCAGAGCGACTTGATACAGGCGAGAAAAAAACCGTCATCTTTACGGTCTCGGACGCCAAGCGCGCGGGCCTGTATCAGGAAAACTCGACCGTCGACAAATACGTTTGGGAAAATGGCAGCAAGGTCTTCAAGAAGGACCAACCCAACGATGCACCATGGTACCGCTTCTACAAGCGCATGTTTGGATGGCGCGCAGCCGGATTTTGCCTTCGTGAATTGTTCGGCGACGTTCTAGGCGGCATCCGGGACGAGTTCGAAGCGCGCGAGATTTCCGACGCCGACGAGATGCGCGACGTCACGCCTCACACTCCACCAAAGCCACCGGCACCACCGTCTCCTCCTGTTGAAGATGCTGAAGTGACCGACGTCACCGATAGCAGCGATCAGCAAGCCGATGAGCAGGTCGTCGACGGCGCAAGCCAGATCGATGCATCCGAGTTCTTTCAGGAACTCGAGGAAGCGCTTTCCGGCGCAATGGATGACGCGACAATCGAGGAGATCTGGACCGGCCTTGACCCGGAAGGAACGTTCGACGGCGACGACGTCAATCTAGACATCGCCCACAAGATCAAGCAGCGCCGTCTAGCGCAGATCCACCCTTTGAACGGAGGCTGATATGGGTCGCGCGCTCCTCGTCCTGGATACGCCGTCAGATCGGCAGAAAGCCGTCCACTGGATCGGCAAGGCGCCGGTAGGCACTCGCGTCGAGTTCAAGGCATCCAAGCGGACTCTGCCGCAGAACGATATGCTCTGGGCGCTGTTGACTGAGTTCGCCCAGCAGTTCGAGCACATCGGCAAGAAGTACGAGCCGGCACAGTGGAAGGCGATATTCCTCCATGCCTTCGGGCGCGAGATCAGCTTTCTGCCCAGCCTGGACGGCAAGACCTTCTTGCCGATCGAGATGTCGTCTTCCGACCTGTCCAAACAGGAGATGACCGATTTCATCGAGTTCATCCTGAAGGAGGCAGCCGACCGCGGCATCGTCCTTCACAATCCGAAAGAACAAGAATCCGGCTCCCAGTCCTCCCCGGAGCCGGTCGCAGACGAGCAGTCTCCCGCGTCGTCTGCACCGGAGGCTGATGGTGCGCCCTCGCCGTCAGCCTCCAACTCCTTCGAATGGCTGCCAACGGTAGCCAGGATGCTTTGGGCGGCAACTCATGACCGTGGCGACGTCGAAGACAACATCGCCATCCTGAATAATCAGCGGATGGCCTGCAACGTTCTCGACCATACGGGCCCGACGGATGACGAGCGGCTCAAGGCTGGGTCGATCTACCGCGTTTGCAAAGACGTCGTCATGCGGACCACGAAAAAATCAGACGCAATGAAAATCGTAGCCGGCCACGCTGGCATCGAGATTGGAGCTTTGTAGATGAAACAGGCCCTCTCCACCCTCATGGCCCGCAAGGACCGCAACGGCGCGTTTGGCGTAGCAGACGAGCGGATCGAATCGTACCTGATCGAGCGCGGTCTGTGCCGGTACACCCAGCGCCCGCTCATGCTCGTAACCGAGCGCGGCCGGCAGGAGATCGCCAGACATCGACAGCAGTTGCGGAGGGCGTCATGAGCCGTCGTGAGTTCACAAAAGCCGTCTACGCCCAGATCGTAAAGCGCGCCATGCTGGAAAGCGGTGAGATCGCCTGCGAAGGCTGCGGGCTCATCCTCGGCAAGAAGCGCTATCAGGTCGACCACACAATCGCCGACGCACTGCAGGTCGACAAGTCCCGCAAGCTGACGGTCGACGACGGCAAGCTGCTCGGACTCGAGTGCTGCCACAAGCCCAAGACAAAGCAGGACGTGAAGGTCATCGCCAAGGCGAAGCGCGTCGAGGCGAACTATCTGCGGACCAATGCGCAGAGCCGCCCGATCCAATCACCGGGCTTCCCCAAGTCCGAGAAGACCGCTCACCGCTCGACCAAGGCGCAGTTGCCGCCCCGTCAGCTTTACCAGGCGGTCGACTCCCACCCCCACGCCAGCACTGAGACATGCAGGAGGATAGAACGATGAGCGGGAAACACACGCTCGGCCCTTGGAGCTTCCACGGAGACGAAGGTATCTTCTCTGAAAACAAGAGCGTCCTCGTGCCAACATACGAATATGACGAAGGCGTTGGCTTGTTGGTCACGACTTACGACGCCTGCCTGCTCGCCGCAGCTCCTGATCTTTTTGAGGCGCTGAAAGCACTCTCCGCCTCGATCTTCGTTCCTGGTGATGAGCGATCGCCAGAACTGTCGACAGCAATCGAGATGACGGTAGCGGCGCTGGCGAAGGCAGGTGGCGAATGAGCGGACTTTGGTGGCTAGAGCCAGGATGGAAGCAGACGTGCTGCGGCATGTGTGGCCAGAACATCTGGAACAGCGGTGGTGATCCTGATTGGGGGCTTTGCTACCCATGCTTTGAAGCACATCACCAAGAGCAAGACCGGATCAAGGAAGCCGAACAGAACATCACCGAGCAAGGGAGCTATGACGATGACGCCCTACCGTTCTGATTTTGCTCACCTCCACATCATCCCAACTTACAAGGGCGGAGACCCTGCACCCAAGGGCTATCTAGAATGGCACGAATGGGCTCGCGTCCAGCTTCGGGCCGGACTTCGCCAGCAAGAATGCGGGAAATGCTGCAAGTGGAAATTCCCGCAAGAACTCACAGCAGAGAAAATACGGGTGGCGACTAAACGCAGCTTCGCTATCCGACCTGTGTGTTTCGAATGCTTCGTGTCCGGTGAAAGCCGCTCTGTTCTTGGTCTTGAACGCAACTACGCGCAGATGGGGGAAGCGTGACGGCGGTGTCCAACACACCAGAGAAAAGAGGCGACCGCGTTTTCACGCCGGATTGGTGCGCGTCTGACATGGTTGAATTCTTCAGGCCAACTGGCCGGATATTGGAGCCATCAAAGGGCGAAGGCGTTTTCTTGAAATATATCCCCGATTGCTTGTGGTGTGAGATCGATGAGGGTCGTGATTTCTTCGCTTGGAGCGAGCATGTCGATTGGATCATCGGAAATCCACCGTACTCAAAAACCCGAGAGTTTATGCGACATGCGTTCCGATACGCTCAAAACGTCGTTTTCCTCGTTCCCGCCAGAAACATCTTTTCGGGATACGGGACAGTAACGGAGGGCCACCAGTTCGGCGCGATGAAAAATATGCGTTGGTATGGGACAGGCTCGAAATTGGGCTTCCCGATGGGAAACGGCATTGCCGCGATCCATTGGCAGAAGGGCTATGTCGGCCAAACCAATCAGACATTCTATCAACTCGAGAAACCAGGAGAATTGGCCATGATTTCACTGACGCGACACAAGCCGTGTTTAGCCGTAGAGCCAACGGAAGGCGGTGAAGCGTGAGCGAAGAACTAAAGGAAGTAGCCAAGTCTCTTTTGGAGCGCTGGGACGAATTTGAAGCGTCATATGGCAACCAAGAGGAAGCGTATTACAAGCTGGCAAAATATGCCCGTAACGATTGGGAGCGCCTCCGCACTGCCCTCACCACCCCAACGGAAGGCGTGACACCCAATGAACCACCCGCACCCGTCCTAGATGAGGTGGTGAAGCTGCGGGAGGCGCTGGAGGATCTGCTCGCTTTGAACGATAGCCATAGCCCGTTCCTTGGTGAGATCGGCAGAGACCGGATCGACCGCGCATGGGACACAGCCCGCGCCGCTCTACTCGATCGTAAGGAGGGCGGAAGCAAATGA